TTAAGCGGCTCCGGCATCCGATGCTGGCAAATTGCTGTCAAATCCTTCGGCGAAGCGCGCGACGGCGCGCTCGCCCGCATGAGGGTCCGCCGTAGGCATCCAGCGCCCATAGTTGCGCCGGATCGGCGCCGTGCTGGCATGCCCCATCTGCTTGGCTACCCACATCTCACTTTCGCCCGCCGAGAGCATCATGGACGCGTACGTGTGCCGCGTCTGGTACGGATTGCGGTAGCGCACCTTCGCGTTCTTGAGCGTCGTTCCCCACACCTTCCAGATCTGATTGTCGCCCTTCCAGCGGCCGCCGCCGCGCCCCCGCCACCCCGGGTTATGGAATATCGCGCCGTCCGGCTGCAGGAGCGTATGTGCCTTTTGGGCATTTAGCGCTGCGAGCGCCGGCGCGAGCAGCTTGACGTCACGTCGGCCCGCGATCGTCTTCGTATCCTCCGTCGTGCCCTTGGAGGCCCGCGTCATGGCTTTGCGCACGCGTATCGTGCCGTGGTGCCAGTCGACGTCGTCCCAATTCAGGGCGATGACCTCGCTAGTGCGCAACCCCGTCCAAAACAGGAATTGAAAGAGATTCGCAAGCTGAGGCGCACGCGCCTTCCGGATGATCGCGGCCTGCTCGGATGCGTCGAACGGGTCGGCATGATCCTCTTCGCGAGGTGCCTCGTTGCGCTCGAAGGTAAAGCCGGCGAGCGGATTTGCCTCGAGCAGCTCGTCGTCGACGGCGTCCTGCAGCGCCGAGCGGGCGCAGCTCTGGATATTGGCCAGACGCTTGTTCGTCACGCGCACCGGATTGTTGGACTTGTCCTTGCGGCCGTCGTCGATCGAGGCGAGCCATTCCTTGAAGTGCGGCCGCTTGAGCTCTGACAGCCGCAGCTTACCGAAACGCGGAATCAGCAGACGAAAGACGATGCCGTAGTAATCCCGATAGGTGCTCGCGGCGATCTGCGTCTTTTTGACGTCGAGCCAGCGCTCGAGGTAATCGCCGACGAGCTGCACGTCGCCGGGCTGCCCGGCGAAGCGCGCAAGGTTCTTGGAGTTCGGAAATGTCGTCGCATAATCGAACGTCCCAATCTCAATTTCAGCGAGCAAGCGCTGCCGGAACTTGGTCAGGTCTTTAGTATTGGCAGCACAAGGGCGGGCCTTGACCCTCTCGCGGCACCGGACGCCCTTGTAGGTGAAGGCGATTTCGTAGCTGGAGTCCGAGATGGCCGTGACTCCGGTCCCTTTTCTACCCATAAGTCGTATGCCTCAAGATCCATGAGGATTTTCTTGGTGCCTGGCTCGTACTTCCAGACGCTGCCCTCCGGCCAGACACCTTTGCACTTCCGCGTATAGACGGCGGCGGCCGATAGGCCGGTCAGCTCGCAGAACTTTTTGATGGTCACGAAGCGTACCATGGCGACCTCACAGCTTTACCGCGGCGAACTTCGTCGTGACAGCCACATCGGTCGTGTGGTGGTATTGCAGGACGATCCGCAAACCATGTCCGATGTCTAGCGTACGTCCGCGCTCGTTCGCCTCGTTTAGTGGCCGGCAATGCATCGATGTGCCGAGCTCGCTCACGATGATCGCGAGCAGCTCGGGAACGTCTTGCAGTTCATGCAGGAAATCGTGATTGATCTCGATGAGGGTGCGTGTGCTCATGCGATCGCTCCGAGTTCGTGCATTTGACGAAGTTGCGTGGCCACCTCCGCCGGGACGTTAAAGAAACCGAGCATTCCCTTGCATTCGACGAAAGGGAGCGGCCGCGCGTTGACGATATGGAAGCCAAACTGGCTCCCCATGTGCCAGGGCGACGAATGCGCACCCGGAGGCATGCAGTCGTCGATCGTAGCTGCGCCGACGATGCCGCCGCGCTCGAGGCGATCGCGCGCGGGAAAGACGATCTGCGGCGCGATGTGAAGTGCCGTGGCGTGCGCTTCGTCGTATTCGTCACGCGTCATTCCTTTGCCGGCGTGAATCAGTACGCGCCCGTGGAATCGGGTCGGCCAGGTGCGGTTTTCGATGTCCTTCAACTCGCCGGCGGCGATCGCAGCGGCGCGTGCCGCTCCGGCGAGATCTGGCCGCACTATCAGCCACGCCCATGGCTGGCGGATGGAAAGGGCTTTCACGGTTTGGCGACCTCGGGTGCGGCGGCGAAGATCTCGAGCGCTTCGTCGCAGTTTTTGAGAAGTCTTTCGGCATGCGCGCGAAGATCCTTGACACCGCCGTATGTCTGACAAACGCCGAGCTGCATGACGGCCCGAACGGCGCGACCGATGTGCTCGTCGTTCCATGAATTGATCTTCACGCCGGTGATGCCCTCGATTTCCTCGACGGATTTTTTCAGCTCAGCGTAGTGCCGCGTGCGGAATTCGATCTCTCGGTTGATGCGGGACTCATCGCCCTCGCGCTGACGCGTGACTTCGGCCGCGACTGCGGCGCCAACTTCGCCGGCGTCGAGCTCGCTCGCGCGCCGGAGCATCGCGGCGACGAACTCACGAGTCACTGGCTTCGACGTCAGCTTCGGCGCGGCGACGATTTGTCGGATCTTCCCCGCTGCTTGCGCCTCGAAGTGTCCCCAGGTTGGTGGCAATTCACCCGGCGCGATCGTGGCGGCGGGTGCGACGATCCACCATCGATCACAGTACTGCTGCACGGGCGCCGACTTCTCCGGGTTTTTCAGCTCGCGTAGCCAGTCAGATCGGCTCACTTTGATCTCGAAACCGTGGATCTCGAGCCCGCGAGAGGGGAAGAGATTAATGGCGATGGCATCGGCCCATCGTCGTTGACGCGCGCCAGTAGCGTCAGCCACTTCGAAAAACATGGCCCATTCCGGACCGCAGAACCGGGCGCGGAGCGCCGCCTTGACGTCGCATGTCTTCATGCCTTACCTCGGAAGGTCTTGGTGAGGTTGAAATCAACCGATCGGCCGAGTGAGCGAATCACATTCGCAAGCCGAGCTCGATCGTTATGACTGGCTGACGCCTGTCGCATCAGTCCGAAATAGGAGTTCGCAACCTGCATGAGATCTGCGGGTTCCGTCTCACGAACGCGTCGCAGCGCGTCGTTGCGTGTTCGTTTCCGAGTCGAGCGGTGCCATGGCTTGATGACTTGTCCAACGAAGTCGATGCCACGCTCGATAGGCTGCAGGATGGTTTTGCGAGGATTCAGGTGCACGCCGAGGTGCCGTGGCAGGAATGCCGTCACCTCGGCCAAAATCTCGTTCAGGCGTCGCGGAGATTCGTCGAGGAAGAGAAAGTCGTCGACATAGCGGATGTAATGGCGAACCAGCAGTTCGTGCTTCACGAACTGGTCGAGAACGTTCAGCAAGACATTCGCGCCGAACTGGCTGATCAAGTTGCCGATCGGGAGACCAAGGCTCGCCGGCTGCTCGAGCAACCGCTTGTGCGGCGGCACGAGAGCCATGAGCCCAGGGTCGCCGAGATATGTGAAATCGCCGCGTGGGTCGTGCATCAGCACGATCTCGGTCAGCCATCGCCAAAACGGCTCGTCGATCTTCTCGAGGAAGAGCTCGAGCAGAAGAGGCTTCTTGATGCTGACGAAGAAGTTCGCCAGGTCGCATTTCAAGTAAAAAGCCGGCCGCGACCAATTTTGCGTAATCGATCTAACCTTCGATTCGAGGCGCTGCGCGGCATACAGCGTCCCGCGGCCCTTGATGCACGCGCACGAATCTGCGATGAACGTGCGCTCGAATCGCGCACCGATCCGGTTGTAGACCATGTGCTGCACGACGCGATCGGGGAAGCCGGCGGCCCAAACTTCGCGCGGCTTCGGTCGCGTGATGACGAAGCATCGCGACGGTCCCGGCCTGTAAGCGCCACTGGCCAGCTCTTCATGCAATCGCATCAGGTTGCGTTCGAGATCCACCTCGAACGCGAGTGCACTCACCGTATTGCGCTTCGTGCGCCGGCAGTCATGGTAGGCCGTGACGAGTTCGGCGCCTGAGAATCCATCCTGCTCTTCGTTTCGATCTGCGGACGACCACGGCGCAGAGCGACGCGCTCTTGTGGTTGTTGTTCTGGTTGCCGTTGTTGAAGTTCTGATACCGCGCGTAGGCGGAACCATCGTGCTATCTACGTCGCCCGGCCGATCGCTCAGCCGAGAAACTGCGCTGGACCGCGCCGCACGCTGGCGGTCGGTATCCTCATTGCGCATGGCGGTGGCCTCGTGAGCCAGCGGCACGACCAGATTGAAACGGCGCTCAGTCATGGCGGCCTTGACCTCCATGCGACGGGCGCTTGACGGATGATGACTTTCTCCACCCGGAGGCCTGCTTGCCGATGCTCTGCGTGAGCAAGATCGTGCCGTAGTACTGTCGCGGCGAGATCTTCTCATCATCCAAAGATAGGCGCAGGAACAGCTCGACCAGCTTCACCTTCTCGATCAACACCGAGAGGTGTGGCGCCTTGTCATCAGCGATGTTCGCACGATAGACCAAGATCAGCAGCTTGGCCGTTTCGCGGACGATTTCCTCGCCGATGAGGTGCTTGAACGGCCGCTTCATGTTCTCGACGATCTTCGTTACACGGGTAAAGAGGTCGTAACCCGTCTTGTAAATGTCGAGCTCGGTGTGGAGAGCCATGGCTTACTTAATGATTAAATAACCGAAGGAATGAATCTGCGGACGACCACGGCGCAGAGCGACGCGCTCTTGCGGTCGTCGCTCTGGAAGCCGTAGAAGAAGAACTGACACAGCGCGTAGGCGGAGTCGTCCGGGTATTCCTCGTCGAGCCAGAAGGCTCCGCTGTCCTTGAGCATATGGCGGAGGTTGGCACGCAACAGACTTCCTTCCTGGGCATCCGGGCGCTTGCCGCCGAGTTTCTCTGCGTGTTCGCCAGCCGCCTGCCAGTTCATATCCTCGTGGCTGACGGACATCAGGATTAGGTAATGGCTCAATGAACCGTCGTCGGCGAGCACCGGGCCGGCGCAGCGCTCGCTGGGCGCCATGGGAATTGTGACGGAGTCGAGGCGGAATTCAGTGGCCCTCGATTGCGCCTTGAATTGTTCTATCAGTTCGCTCATGTGCGCGTGATCAGCGCTGAGAGTTTGCTGCTTCGCCTCGATCTGTTCCAAGGTTACTGCGGTCATGGATGACTCCAAATATGGTTGGTGATTCGATCAGCTAAACGAATGACCGAATGAATTAATTTTTGAATCTGCGGACGACCACGGCGCAGAGCGACGCGCTCTTGAGGATGATGATCTGGAAACCGGTGAGGAAGTTCTGACACCGCGCGAAGGCGGAATCCCAGTCGACCGTCTCGTTCATCCAGTAAGTCTTGTCCTCACGGACAACCTTGGGATGTTTGAGGCGAATCACGGCATATTCGATCGCGTTGGCCAGATCGCAGTCGCGGGCCTTTGCCGCATCCATTTGCTGCTGCCAGCTGGCACCGTCATTGACGACATCGACGATCACGGTATGCTCGACGTCGCCGTTTGCATCAACGAAGCCGCCGAGGTAGATCTCGCCTTCGGCGAGCGGAGGCAATTTAATTTGCTGCATGTTTTCTCCAGTAAGAGGAACAGCGACTGCTCAATCGGATACACACGGTGCCGCGCTGGCGGTTTCCGCGGGTACGGTGAAATTCCGGTAATGCCGGATCATGCGAATCTTGATCAAGAACATGCAGGCCCAGCCGAATAGAGACGCCGCCGACCACCAGCGCCCGAGGACGCCGAAGAAGAACACGGTGTATAGGCAATGCAGCATATAGGGCCATTGTTCAAGATCGTTTAATGCGCGCGAGTCCTTGACGCGATACAGGGTCCGCAGCCCGAATAAGAAGGGGACCATCAGGGCGACTTCGAACATCGAGTTGAAGATGTCGAGGCCCGCAAGCATCTTCGGTGTCATCTATCGGCCTTGGGCGCTTTGGAATCGATGCATTCAACCTGGACGACGCCGTAGCCCTTTTCCTGCAGCTCTTTGAGCAGCTGCAGGCCGAGATCGATATAGTCGCCGGCACGCGCCTCGGCGGCGTTGCGACACGCTTCGCCCAAGCGCCACGCGACGACATTGTCAGATGGTTGATGCTTGTAGGTTAGGACTCTGAGCGCGCATAACCCCGGGTCGAGCGCCACATCTCGGAGGCTATAGCGCTCATCGAGCTCAACGGCCAGGAACGGATGGGTCTTGAAGCAAAGCTGCGCATAGGTCCGAAGCGCTGCGGCCGCGTAAGGGTCGTGCGTCATATCCAACACGAAGTGCTCGCAATCGGCGTGCTTTCTTCCGGGCGCGTCGCTCCCATCGAGCCGGCGCACGTCGTATTTTCGATAGAGACCCTGCTGCTCATCGGTCCTGGTCGCATCTCGCAAGGGCAACGCGTCTTGTGCGGGTACGTTCGGCTCAGCCGCCTGTGACGCTGCGGGGCCCGCGCTAAAAGGCTTCGGCGTATGGCCTTCTTCGTATTTCGTCACTTCGGGCCATGGAAGCTTGAAACGCGGCCGCAACAGGTCATAGCCAATACGGCGCAATGTATCGGCATGTTCTCCCTCCTGTTCGGGGGGATTCGCGTCCCAGCACATCGCGGCGTCGACGAAATCGAACGCCGCTCGGGCGTTCTGCAGGATTCGAAGATCGACGCCGCTACCGACGGCTCCCATCGCTAGGATGCCGCATAGCCAGTGCATCAAGGTATAGCCGATTTCAAACCTGTCCTCGCCGTAAACCAGACGAGCGGTGGGCTCCCCATCGCCTCGCGGCGGCACGTGAAGCGCGTGAATAAGCGACGCCCGGACCGTCGCCAGCGCCCCAGCAGCTTTCTTGTGTTGGACGAGTTCGCCAACGCGTTCAATGATTGCCTCGTCGCTCAGGTCCTCGGGGCAACCGAGCTCACCGATCAGGCGATAGCGCCAATCAGTGCCGGTGGCTGCCGTGCTGGCGGCGAGGGCATGGCGCGCGCGGCTTTGCGCCCAATCCGCGAACGACTCATCATCGTCAAAGTAGGCTTTGTCGAAGCGCTTCGCGTTGGCGATGTTGCGAAGCTCGGTAATCGCCGCGTGCGGACCGGGCTGGCCTGCCGATTCGGCTCGCTGCGCACGATATAGATCAACTTCAAGGCGCAGCACTTGCGCAGCCTTCTTTACGCGCTCGATGGCGTTCAGCGACTCATCTTCCTGCCGCATGTCTTCGCCGATGATGGTCGCATAGACCTCGGCAAGCGTTTCCGTCATGCGTTGCGCGATATACGCGTCCTCGCTCGGCGCTGCAGCCGGCGCAGCGGGGGCAGCGGCGAGCAATTCATCATGACTCGGCCCGATCAGTTCTTTCGGATCACCGCCAAAGTGCCGAATCACCTGACGCCACGTGTCGTCCAAGGTTCTGCGATGGACATTGACAAGGGGGCGCTCGCTGACCTCGGCATTCCAGCGCGCTACTGCCCAAGCGACAGTGCGAGATTGACTGTAGAGCAGGTCGGAGAGCGCATTCGTCGACTCGCCTTCGTCGTCGCTATAGCTGCCAGTCGATTGCAGGCGCTCGACGGCATGTCGCAACGCTTGCCATCCAGCGTCCTCGGGCACGCTCGCGCTGGGTTGCGGCGGCTGTGGGGCGGCGGCGATCATGTCCCGGTAAATCTGCTGTCTGGTCGGCCAATTAACGCTGAGCCGGTAGCTTGGGATTCGCATCTCGTCGGGCGGCTCGACCGGCACGATCTTCCATCCCTCCGCCACGCACGCTATATCCTGCGATCGCGTCGCTTCCTTCGGAGTAGGACTTGGCGGCGACATGCCCCGCATGCGACAAAGCGCGTCCTCTGCCAGCTCGGCCCTGGCGCGATCAACTGCTACGCGGAGATTGCGCGTGCGCTGTTTCTTAATTTCCTGCTCAGCTGCATATCGATCACGCCCGAACATCGCATAGGGACCGTCTTCGGTATCGTAAATATCGAACAACATCCAACCGCTGCCGGCGGGCGCTGTGGGGATCCATTCGGAGCAATCGTCGAGCTGTGCGTCGCACCAGCGATCGTGAAGAGCCGGCAGGTCGTATTCCATCGAAACGAACGAGGTTTCGATACCGAATGCATCCAGGAACTTGTCAATCTCAGTTCCTTCGTCACATACCGGCAACTCCGGATGGCTCAGCCAGCCCTGTTCGTCCCGGACGATATCGCGCGGCGCGAGCAGCTTCGCGCGAAGACCTTCGAGGCTGACAAATGGCTTCGCGCTGGCTTCATTCGGCTGTTGCATGATCGCCTCCTGCAGCTGCTTGCTTGATTCGTTGCTGCATCTCCCTCAGTTCGTCGCGGCCGATAGTCCACCAGTCGGCGCCGTGCTTGAGCACGAGCTTTACGAGCCAATGAAGAACGACGGCCTGCTCGTCCTCGGCTTTAGGCTTGATGACGGCGCCGGCGGCGACCATAACGTGCGCCACCGGGCCGCATTTGAAATTCGGCCAACCGAGTACTTCGCGCAGCTCGGGCGTGAGCTCGTCGGGGAAGGGCGCGGCCGCAGCGTCGCCCGATGCAATAGGCTCGGCCTCGTAGCTGCAGGTGGTGTCAAACGAATGATCGGGCCATTCGTTCCATGCATCGCATGCCTCGCAGTGCTCGCCGTCCGCGTCGGCGTGTTCTTGGCACCGCGCCGGCTGCTGCTCGAGATTCGTCTGCACCGTTTTATGAGTGACGGTGCCCGAAACGACGCTTTTAACTTCCTCGCTCCAGCCGTCGTCGAGGTAGGTTTGAATCGCGTCATGATGATGAGCGGCGCGCTCGGCATCGGTGGCGAACTCCTCGTAGCCGCCATCGTTGTCGTATACGAAATATCGGGTCGGAGGTGTAGATGCGCTGGCGCGGGCGGCGTGAGCCAGATGAACATAGTGATCGCGCTGCAGCATCCGAGCAGCTTCGCGCATGATCGCTGCGTCTTCATCCTCGAACTGGAGAGCCGCACGATTGAGCAACTTCTCGACGGTCTTCGCCGCATCGCCGGTCGGCTTGTAATAGCCATCGGCGAAGCGCTGAAGGGCAGCGAGGCTCCCGCTGACGCTCTGGTATTCCTGGGTCCCGATCTTGCCGTCCAGGACGACGGTAAGGCCCGCATCGCGAGCGACTTTGGTGATATCGATCATTGCTGACGCTCCGTTGGAACGAGAAGAGGCCTTACGTGACCGGTCTTTAGGTTGACGAACGCGCCGTGCCAAGTCAGCCGCCCGTGTCGAAAGAACTCCCATAGGATCCCGAGCGCGGGCGTCACGATCGCCTGATTGATGAACAATTCCTGCCGCTCGAGCGCCTCGGCGAGACCGCAACTCGGCGTGTCGTCCTCGGGCCGCGTGGTATCGATAAGCTCCGGCAGCACCTCATATGGCCACCGAAGGCGCGCGCCCGTGCCTTCGGTGGTGCCTGCGGTTCCGAACACCACCTGCCCGTCGCTAGCGCGGTTGCCGAGATCCATCAGATATGTCGATGTGCGCGATAACGCGGTGGCGAGCTTTGCACGCGCTTTCGCGCTGTCGACGCACATGATCGTGATCCCGGGCCCGACGTGAATCAGCTCGGAGGTACTCGCATAAATGGGTCGAGCAACCCAGTCGAGCCCAAAAAACGCATTGAGCCTATGCACGAGCACGATGCTTTTAAATTGCCCGACGTCGGCCGGGCTGAACATTTGGCGGCCAATATTCGCGTCGCTCACGGTATCCCCGTCGAACGCAGTGACGCGCAGGCCCGGGTGGCCAAGCGCGGTGAGCGCATGATTGAGGCGCGCGAGCCCGGTGAGCATTTGCGAACCATTACCGCCGCAACCGATGAGCGCGACATCGACGCGATGCTCCAGGAAGTGAGCGGGCGTAATGTGCATTTACGCGGGCTCCGCGGCCTTGAAGATCGCCTCGACGGGCACCTTCAGTGGGATGGTCAGACCGAGAACGCACAGGCGGAACGAAACGCTCGGCTTGTCGTCGGCACCGAGGCCGCCGAGAACGCCGGCGATCTTGACCTCGCCAGCGTCGTCCTTGTCGTCGGTCGCGCTAAAGAATGCTTCGCCGCGGCCATGGCTGTGCAGATCGATCGCAAGCGATTGATGCGGCGGCAACTCCGGGCGCTCGAACGAGATGGCGCCCGGCGAGGCGTTCATGATCTTCAGCGGCTTATATTCGAGCTTCTGTGCCTCCGAATTCCAAACGATCCATGCCGCGTGTTCATCCGGTGCCGCGACGCGGGCTTCCTCCGCGAAGGCCTGGATGATCGGGATCGCGACGCCGAGTCGGCCGAAGGTGAGTTCAATCTTCGGCATGATCAGCCCGTATGGCGGACGCGGCGCATTTTCGGGCAACTTGCTCAGCAGCTGGATCACGTGCAGCCACGGACGCCGAACCTCCACGAAAATTCCCTCTGCCGTTGCGAGGAAACGGTGACCAATCTCTTTCAAGGGCTCGAACGCCGCGTGCTTCGGCACGGCCAAGAGAGGCGCGCTGTCGAAGAGCGCCTCATCCAGCTGCAGCTTTTCATCGGCCGGATTCGCGGCAATCGCGCGTGGCTTCGCATTGCGTATTTCGTCGACTGCGCCGGCGGCGAATCTCTCGAGAGCCGCCGCGATGCCTTGCATGCCGGCTTTGGTCGCTTCCTGAAATTCAGCGAGCAGCTTTTCCATGTCAGTCCTCATTGGAAGTTTTGCCGATCGCCGTCGCGAGCGTTAGCTTCGCGTCGATCAGGCAGTTAAGGGGGAATTCGGCGCCGCCGAGAAGATCAAGCCACAGTTGAACGGCGCCACCCCGCCTGTGGATAAGTCGGTCGTGATTCGTGTGTGTGAAACGGCTTCGGAAAAATGCGTTCTCGTAGGGATCAATCGCGTCACCGCCGATAGCGTCGGGCAGCTCTACGTTGCCGACGCAGATCTCGCCGGATTTCCAGACGTTGAGATAGGGCGCGACATACAGCTTCGTGTTCGCGGCCGGGCGCTCGTTCGCGCGCAGCGCGAATACCGACCAATGTTTCTTTTTGACGATGAAAAGAAGCGGCGGGTGATTGCACTCGCCCGAGCGTTCGCCGATCTTGCCGTCGCATTTGAACCAAATCCGGCGCTTGGACGCCGGCGCCCACCATGCGAGGGTATTGGGTCCGAGGTAGACGGCGCGCTCGTGGATGAATCCGCGGAAACTGGTGCGTTGCGCCGCCAAATCAGCGAAATCCGCGAGCCCGTCGAGCGTTAAAGGGACGCCGGGCAGCAGCACCGGTCGGCCGTCGACGATTCGCGCGCCATGCTGCGTCACATACACATCGCCGGTGTTCTGCGCGAGATAGAGGAGCAGCGCGGCGTCGAGCACCAGCTCAGTGTCATCTGCGCAAAGGATTTCGACGCGGCTCATGCGAATACCCTCACGAGACTACGCTGTTCTTCATATTCATTCGAGCCGAGCAGATCCAGCACGCGCTCAGCGGCGCGGGCGAGCTTTGCTGTCGCGAGGATGCCTTGGAGCCATTTGGAAATGGAGAGGTCCGAAAGGTCGAGCGTGCTTACCGAGGCGGCTTCGATATAGTCGCCCTCGCATGCAAAATGCATGTAGTCATCGATAATTCGTCCGGTCGAATCGTGTTCATCCCACCGCACGATGAGCGTGAAGTCAAGCAGGTCAGCATAGAGATCGGGCGATGAAAGCTCCGGAAAGGGGCCGCAGAATGTCAGTACGGTCCACAGTTCGTCCATTGCCTGTACGACCGTGTTTGCGAAATGGTCGTAGCCGGAGACGCGATCGATCATGCGGCGGGGCAGCCGACGTTTCGGATGTGCCGCCCATTGCGGCATGGGGCCGAACATCTCCTTGCGGCTGACGAACTCGTGCTGATCGAGTAATTCCTTCTCTGTGCAGTCGTAACAGGCAGTCAGCTCCTCGATGGCGTCCTTCTCGTTGCCGTATCCTTGCCAATACACGTGCTGGCCGATCCCGATCGTGTCTCGCGTCGTGCATACCAGCGGGAGCATACCCAGGACATCATAGAGTGCCGAGAGAATCGTCTGCCCGAAGCCGCGCTGTAGGCCTTCGAGGTACTTCATCGCGCCCCCGATGGAGATCGTGCCGCAGCTGACAGGACCGCCCGTCGTATGGATGAATACAAATGCCTTTCCGTCCTCCGTCGAGAGGTCGCCATTCCAGCTTCGGCTGTATTGGTTCTGACCAATCCTCAGTTGCCAGTCGAACATCGACAGATCGCGCGTGATTTCCGCCCAATACCGCGAAAGCACGTCAGCGCACAGCGCGCCTTCGGATGTCGGCACCCGAACAATATCGCCGGCTTCGATAAGGCCGTTGTCGAGCAGCGCTTTCGCGAGCGGTCTCGTGAACGATTCCCGGCTCTGGATGACATAGCGCGCCGGGATCTCGGCGAGCGACGGCAAGGTGATCGGGTTAAAGCTCATGGAAGCACCGGCATCATGTTCTGGGGTAATCGCAGCCGCAGGCCGCGCTGGTGCGAGGTCGCGACTTCACGCAACTGCCGCGCCAGTTTCGAGCGGATCGCGCTCGCGTCGACCAATTGGGCAGAAGAGGTTCCCAATTGGTCTCGTTCGAGAGCGTCACGCAGTTCATCGAGCGTCATGGCGCGTTTCAGCCTTTCGTTCCCACGGCGCGGCGGAACGTATAGACGTTGCGGTTCCCTGCAACCTCGGGCCCCTCGATCTCGGCGTTCACGATCTCCGGGTACGTGTTGCCATAGAAATCGCGAACCTGCTGCAGGCTGAACGTCGGCGATGGATCGGCGAGCTTCGCGCCGTTGTAACGAAATTCGCGGATGAGGGTTTCGGTTTTCATAGCGATCCTTAAAGGAGATCGATGCCGCTGTCGTCCGCTTCGGACGGCGCCTCTGAGTTGTCGGCTTCCCGCATGTCCTGCGAGTCGGGCATGGCCGCCGCCGGTTCGGCTTCGAGGCCGGGAAGGCCGCTTTGCCGCGGGTCTGCTGCAGGCCGCTCGTCTGCATTGCCTTCGCTCTTCACCGGCGCCGCGTCGGCGGCCGCGGCCTGTGCCGGCGGGAGCGCCGTTGCTTTCGGCTTAGGCCCACGCTTCCCTTTGGCAGGCGTCCCCGACGGGGCAGGAAGTGCAGGCGGATTGCTCGAACCATTCGCAGCGCTGGCGGCGCGCGCCTGTTCGAGCACGGATTGCGATCCTGGCGCATAGATTTCCAGCGCTTCGGCGAAATCTCGATCGAGTTCCTCGGGCCGCGCGAGCAGCGAGAGCGGGTAGAGCGTCTTTTCTGCCTTTTCGTCTTTCGACCTCGGCATGACGTTCACTCGCAGTTGCTCACCTTCGGCGACGATAAGGATCGTCAGCGAAGTGTTTTGGGCGAGGGGGTAAAGCGATTTGAATAACGACATATATGGTCCTTAGTTACTCGTGCAATCAGGCGATCGCTTCTTCGCAATTGCGATCGGCGAAATCAGGATCGCCTGGATATCGCGGCGATCCATCGGCGCGCCACCAGCAAAAGAGCGAGCCGCGGCGATGTGGAAACCAATAGCCGGCGCAATCGCAACGCGCTTTGCCGGTGTCGCGTCGATTCATATATCGATCGACGCGGTAGTTGCGTCGCCCACAGACATCGCATGCAGGAAGCCGAATGTATTGGCTCGGCAAACGCTTCAGGCAACGGCGTGTCATGCAATGACGACATCGGACGTGGCATCGCGGCATGGGCGGCGGCCGAAAGCCGTATGCCAATCAATGCGTCGTATGCCGGGCGTCAACGACCGGCGACAGATCGATCTCGGCTGCGCCCGGTAGCCAGCCGAGCACCGATTTCGCGACAGCGCAGGCCGCCGCTTCCTCGCGATCATGTTCCTCGTGAAAAATGCGCAGCGCATCGACTACACCAGGATCGTCGCGCGGGTGATCGAGCCAGACCGCAGTCCATTGCGCCTCACCGAAGCGTTGATCGAAATCGGCATGAGCCTTCTCGCGAACCCAGGCGATCTGCGCTGCGTTTCCGCCGACCGCATCGCATTCGTGAATGCAGCACATCGCAAAGGGCGCGTACGGGAGCGTCCAGTCATCGAAGCGAGCGATACCGCATGCCGTGCCGTCATCGGCGATTGCTATGACGGGGTAGTCGCGGTCACTCGGCCGCGAATCGTTGAAGACATAGATGACTTTCATTTCGGCTTCCTCTTTGAGAGACGTCGGCCGCGATGTTCGGCGGCGCGGGTTTGAGCTCGAATCAATCGGTAGGCGGTGCGCAGGTCCAGGCTGTTGCTCTGCAGGTCAACGAGGATCTGCCAAGGGGTAGGGGCGTCGGGGCGCCGCGGCCGCGCGGCGCGCATCAATCGCCGCTATCGGGATAGCTGGTATTGATGTCGTACTCCTCGGCGTCGACGACGAGCCTCGTCCCGGCCGCGTACATTTGGAATAGCTTCCGCTCGAAGCCATATAGGCCGACAAACAAGGTTTTCGCGACTTCCTGGCGACCGATACGCAGCGCCGAGATGCGGCCGTTGTCGACGGTGACCAGGAACGAAATGGCGCATTCGTATTTGTCCTTTCCCGGTTCTTTGTCGAGCCGCACCCATCTGCTTCCGTATTGCGTCGGCTCGATTTGCAATGTGATCCGCGAGGGCCCGTGTGCGCATGAACATTCATATTCCTCGACATTGCTTTCAATGAAGGACTTCACGAGCTCGCTCAACGTGATCTGCGCCGGTGCGGGCTCGAGCAGCCTGCCAAGCTGTGCCTCGATCTGCGCGGCAATCGCATTGTTCGCATGCGCGTCCACCTGTTGGCGAACTATTTTTAGGATGAGGTCGTTGTAGCCCGGCAGCCCGAGATTGTCGAAATTCACTTCGAGGGCTTTTTTGACGTGCTCCTTCAGCTGTTCGCCGAATGAGCCGTAGGCGCGAAGTTCTTCGTCGATCACCGTCTTGACCGTCTTGCTCAGTTGGATATCGATGGCCTGCTCGATCGCGCCGGATTCGACGATCTTCGCGAACGAATTTGCGACGGCTTGTTGAAGTTGTTCCATGTCATCCTCACGGGAAAAAGCGGGGCGCCGGACCGGGCGCCCGCCAAAAGACACACGGCTACGGGGGATAGCCAGCGTGGGACCATCTGAAAATCGAGAAACCGGCTATGCGCCGATGGCGCGCTCGACGTTGATCGAATCGAGGAACTCGAGCAGTCGCGACGTTTCCTCGCGATCGAGCTTGATCTCCTTGTTGCCCTTGACGATCGTGACGTGGCCATTCGAGAAAAAACCGAAATCGCATGTGCGCTCGACCGATGACGCCGTGTCGGTGCCTGGCAATTGGTTCAGAGTGCGACGACCGCGTTGATGCGTGACAATGCGTTTCGTGCCGTCACTCACGTCGACGAGCGACTGCATCGGGAAGTAGGCCCAAACCTCACGGCCGCTCGGCGCGGTCTTTTTCTCGCGCTTGACCTTTCCCGCATCGACATAGGTTTTGAGGCGCGGACCGATCTCGTCTGCATTGACGGGTTGACCGAGCTTTTCCAGCTCGTCCGCGATCTCTGCGGCGATGTATCCGGGGTGATCAACGACTACCTGCAAAATTTGTTCGAGCGTGGCCACAGCGGCTTACTCCTCATCAAGGTCATTGGCGGCGCGTCGCTTGATATCGACGGCTCCGTCGAATCCGAGCGCGGGCTGCGCGGCGGCGTGTTGTCGAGGACGCGGCGCCGCGCGGCGCGCCTTCGGGTTCGGGTGAAGCTGTGCGCGCACGGCCGCTTGAACGGCGGCGCGCAACGCTGGATTCGTCAGCGCTTGTTCCGGCGCGCCCGCCCCTAACGTCGCGCACGCGGGGGCGAGCAGCTCGTCGGGAAGGCGGGTTGGCGTCGTGCGCATATCAGTCCTCGTTTGCCGCCGGTGCGGCAAGGTGCGACATGCCGGCTGCTTTAGCCAACGCAGCGCCCAGGTCGGCATGAGCAACATCGAAGGCGCCGCACAGATGTGCGATGACGACTGCAGCGCGCCGGTCGCCGGTAAATCTGGATCCGGCTTTTCCTGCGCGCTCGATCATTCCGCGCAGCTCCGATGTCGTGATTGCAGCTTCGTCCATGTCACTTACCCCAAACGAACCAACGAAGGCAGCGGTGACAAGTGCCGGCGATGCGCGCCGGTAGCTTGCAACGCGAGCAGGTGTGCACCGTCACATGCACCTCGCATAGACACATGCGAGATCGTTCGTCGCGGCTTGCGCGGTGTAATCCACCATCCCGTGAATGAGCAGATAGAGGAAGAACATGCCGAGCAGCGCGAGGAGGTTGCGCATGATCCGGAGGGTCTTTTTCACCGCGCACCGCCTACCGGAAGGTAGGAGAACGTACGCGCGATCGCCGGCGCTACATAGCCGCTTCCGATGCGCACGCGAGGTGCGATGCCGCGCTTCGTCAGGTCGGCCTTGGCGGCCTGCTGGCGGCGCGCAGTGCGCGCGCAAAGCATCTCTTGCTTGAGTTCGAGCACTCGATCTTTGAGCATGTCAGCCCCCGAAGAACACGTTGATCGCATCGGGGCCGAAGACGACTAGTGCGAGCAAACACGCACACGCGGCGGCAACCAGGCCGCACCACATTCCGACGAGCATCGTCGAACGGTTGATGTCTGCATGCGTGGTCCGCTTCCTCATCGCCTTTCCTTTGGGCACCTGCGATGGACCGGATCTTATGCTAGTAAAACTGGTAATGCAAGAAAAACTAGTGGAGTTTGGCAAAAAAAGCGCCGCGGTCGGCGGCGCGTTCAGGCGCTAGGCGGTCGCTCTGGTTTTCACGCCGCAGCCAAGCTGCGTGCTCACGTCGAGCGCTAGATCGTGTGCGAGCCATAGAAGATTGATCTGTGTCTCCTCAGTCAATTCGAGCTGGCCGACGGACCGGAGCGCCGCGAGCAGGCTGCAAAGCTGAGCCAATTTGTGTTGAGCGCTCTCGGGGACGGCCTCGCCCCGGTTGTTGTCATCGCAATTCAATTGAAGCTCCATGCGTGCATGTTTTTTTCGGCCACGACTCCCAGCAAACGTGACCGCCCGTGTGAAGCCAGATGCTTCTTCGGCACCCGTACAGCTATTCGCGGTGGGACGGCGTGGTTTGTTGTTGGTCCCTCGTAAGACCCACTGCACGCAAATGCTCCTTCAAAATCGCAATGATCTGGCCGTTCATCGAGCGTTCGTTGTTTTTTGCATCTCGCGCGAGGGCGTCACGGATCTCCGTCGGAAGCCGAACCTGCATCTTAACTTCAGCCTTCATTTTCGCCTCTAAAGTGACATCTCAAACGCGGGAATTAGATGGTAGTTTGCCATCAATTTGAAAGCACAACTAATATAGTGGCAAATTAGCGTCATTGCTCGGTAAAATCCGCGAATGGCCAACCAAGACGACTTCATCAAAACGGCGCTACGCCTGCCGCGCGGGCTTCACGGGGCGATCCGGGACGCCGCGCATGGCGGCGGGAAGTCGATGAATGCGGAGATAATCGGAAGGCTGCAGGACAGTCTCCGGACCGAAGAGGTGGGATCGGTGCTCGAGCAGTTGAAATCTCGCGAGGCGGAGCTGCTCGACGCCAACCGGTTGCAGCTCGAGGTGATGCGCGGGCTCGTTGCGCGAGCGGACGCCACGCTCCGGGCTGCGGGCGAAGCTCTATCGAAAGGCGCCCACGACGAGGCGAATTCCAGGTTGCTTCACGAAATCGCAGTATTACGCGATATGGTCAAGGCGACGAGCCCAAGCAAGGCGTAGCTACGCTCGCTTGATGCGCCTCGCCGGCACGAACCCAGATACGCAGTGCATCCACACGATCTCGGGTTCGGAGTATGTAGTCGCGGCGGCGTCGGACCACGTTCCGAGCCTGATCCCGGCGCGCCTTGATAGAAGACGCATCAGCGCGATACGACCGTTTGCAAAGCCAACGAGGACATCGTCCTCGACTTCGGGCGTCACAGCTGGCTCGACGATCGCATAGTCGCCGCGAAAGAAGCGGGGCGCCATCGAATCATCGGGAATCAGGAATAAGAAACTATCCGGCGCCAACGCCGAGATATCGACCATCCAACCGCGGTCGGCGCCGGACGCCATCACCTCCATGCGACGCAGCGGATTGATCAGCGCGTCATCGCCGCCATGGATCTCGGGCAGCGGGGCAGGGCTCCCGAAAAGCAGGTATTCGGGCGTCGTCCGGAGTGCCTCGGAGACCTTCTTCAAGCGATCGCGCTTCGGCGCGGTGCCCCCGTCTTCCTTTTCCCACTGCTGAATCGTTTGCCAAGCGCGCACGCCAACGAGCTCGGCCAAGGCCTCCATCGAGAGGCCTAGCTCCAAACGTCGATCGCGAATTCGTCTGTGGATGTTCATGCCCCGGATGCTATCCGCTAGGTTTTCTAGCGTCATCGCAGGAGTTTCTAGTGAAATATTTGTCATTGCTAGTTTTACTAGTATAGAATCCGCCGCATGAACTCACCCACGGCACAGCCGAAGAACCCGGCACTCGAGGAAGCGATTAGCAAGTTCGACACGATGGCGGACATGGCGACCGCACTGGGGTTGTCGAGCTATCGCGTGATCCAGGAATGGCGGCGCCAAGGCCGCGTACCTGCCGAACACTGCCCAAAGATCGAGCGCGCATGCGGTGTTCTCTGCGAAGGGCTTAACGATCGCGTCGACTGGGCATTCGTTCGCTCGAGCGGCGCTCGAGCAGCGGAGGGTGCCTGACATGGTGATGCTCGGCGTGACATCAGTTCGGGAAGGGGATCTCGTGCGCCGGCGTCGACGCTGGCGCGATGCGCCCGGGCGGCGCGCAGAGACGACCATTGTCAGTACGGCCTTTCTCAATTCGATCCAGGGTGAGCTATCGGCTGCCTTGATTCCCCAGCCCGACCCCGATTGGATTTCGATCGAGGAACAGCATCGGCGCGACGCGCGTGCGTACGGCATCAGCGACGACTGGGACGCGTTGCTCGAGCAGAGGCACCGCGAGTTCAAGCTGTATCCCTGGGCGTTCAACGAGCCCGACGCGTATCCCGATTCGAAAGCCGATCGTTCCGAACCGCGTACCGGCGTCCGCGTGCTGCAGATGTACCCGGGCGAATTGGCTCGTGAGGTCCTTGTCGATCCTTGCGATTGGGAGGCGCTGCTCAAACGACGGACGCTCGAGCAGCGGATTTTCCGGGAATGGCAGCAGTATTTCTTGCCGCCCGAGGACGCTACGAGCGGGTCGCTTGCTTCAGCGTCCTCAGCCACTCGTTTTGAAAAGTCTCGAAGGCCTCGATTGCTTCGTCGGTTGATGCGGGGCTTCCGAGTGCTCTTGAAACCGCGCCTTCTGAAAACCTCAGAAACGCTGCGGTCAGAAGCTGCGGATCTGGATGCGTCGCGATGAGCGCCTTTGTCATCGCCACTTGGGCGCGTCCGGCCGCTTCGCATATCCGCATGCGCACTTCCATCTCGTTCAGCCGCTTGGCAGTTGATTCGTCCATGAGGGTTCCTCTTTGTTTGAAAAACGTTGGCGTGGGAGCCATCGATTCTAAACGGGGAAGGAACCCTCGCCCCAATGTCCACGAGGTGCATTGAATGAAGCCGCGATTGCTGCATTCCGTCATCGACGACGTCCTGGCCGCGGCTGAGCAGTGGCCCGAGATCGCGAACGATGTCCTGCATTTTGTCTTCGACGAGGCGCAGGACATACGCGAAGGGCTCTTCGAGACGAAGACGCATGTGCTCGGCGATGGGACGGTGGAGATCGACGGGGTTCCTCCCGTCAAAACGACCGTCGTGGTGACGCAGACGCTCGCGACCGAACGCCTCGTGCATTTCGCCCACGCGGTTTCGCGTGGGTTTATCCCGCATGTGATGGCCGCCGGCGGCGCGTAGTACGCAGTTCACGATTCGAATTCCAAAAAGAGGTTTGCAATGCGACGTGCTCAATTTCGCAACGAAGTCAAAACGCGGCTTTCCGATCGCATCTATACGGGCCTGCAGGCGTTCAAGCGCTTGCATGGCATCGAGAGTGATTCGGCGGCGATCGCCCGCTTAGCTGAGCTGCAACTGTTCGGCACGGTTGGCAATTTGCCGCTGAATCTGCTCGACGTCAGTGTCGAAGCGTCCCAAAGCGGCCTGGTTTGTCCCGCATGAACGACGGCACTACGCGGGTCGAGGTTTCACTTCCAGCTGTCGAGGCGGCGGATTTGGCGGTGAGGGCGGCGCGCGCGGGGGTTTCGACGCCGGTATTGCTCGGATATCACGTTCTGCGCAGTGTCTACGGGTCGCTTCATCCGCTGGTGGCCGAGTTCGAAACGCGGCCCAAGTTGGGACGCGATGGGCAAATTAGGGACGAAAAGGAGTAGCGATGCATCTCGTGACGATGATGTACCTGGGCGCATTCATTGGCTTCATCGGCTGGCTCAACTGGATCACGACGGGGCGCGCATGAACGTCAAGCCTGGTGATCTCGCGCGAGTCGTAAACAGCGGCTCCATCAATGACGGCGCGATCGTGCGCGTGGTTCGTGCCGATTTCTATCTGAGCTTCTCGTGTGGTGTGCAAATCTGGGAAATTGAGGGCGAAAACCTGCTCGGCTTCCAGATCGGGCCGTTGATGATCCCCAAGGGGGTCGTCTCACGCGCGATTGCGCCCGATCAATGCCTGCGCCGCATCGATCCCGACGAATCGGCTCGCGACGAGCGCGAGCCGATTGATCTGGTCGAGCCCGTTTCGTTGGAGGACGCATGTTGCGGCGTTTGATCGGGCCCATCCTGCGGCGTCTTACCCGCGTCGTTGTTCTCTACCTCGCATTGAGTGCCGCGCTGGGTTTCGCGCTGCCGGTCCCGGGCACGATCGCCCATTACTGGCGGAACGTGCTCGTCATCGCGATCGCCGCGCTCCTGCAGGTGCTGCTTCCTTTTTGCTTCCGGGAGAGTTGATGTCGCACCACTTGACTAACCAGGCCTGGGAGATCGAGCTGCGATCGAACCAGAAGCTTGTCTTCCTTGCGCTCGCGCATCTGAGCCAGCAGAGCACCAAAGAGTCGGCGCCGACCGTGCGCCGACTCGCGTTTATGTGCGGCCTGTCGGATAGCGGCGTGCGCGATCAGCTCGAGCAGCTCGTCGCTGCCGCGCGCGTCGAGCGCGTGACGACGCCGGAAGGACCGGGATATCGCATCTATCTCGGCGGCCGCTCATGACGCAAGGCCTCGCGCCGCTCATTTCCTCGCAGCGTTTCATAGATGAAAGCCGCGTCGCCGAAAAGGCTGCGCGGTTTGACGTCTTTATCGTGCGCGTGGCCGACGTCATGCTCCGCGGGAAGCCGTATCGCATTCTGATCGACGGCCATCACAACCTGGCGGCGGCGCGACATGCCGGTGTGGAACCCGTCTGGCGCGGCCCGACATCGAAATGGCGCCGCATTCAAGCGCGGACACGTCCGGCCGTATTTGAGGCATTCCTTATCAACAACCTGACGGACTCCGATTGGTATTTCGTGGACACCGGCGAAGTTGTCGTCGATCTACTGCCTCTCGCGAGCGAGGAGACCCCATGAGCGCCTTGGCATGGCTCGCAATTCACGACGTCGCGGCAATCGGCGCCGGCGCATATCTCGCCCGCTCCGGACATCCGTGGTTTGCGGCGGTTTGCTTTGCAATGGCTGCCACGACGACCGTGCGTCATCGGAGGCTCGGCGCATGACGGTCTACGTCGACGACATGTACCAGACCGAATTCGGCCGCTACGGGCTCATGAAGATGAGCCACATGGTCGCCGACACGTCGGCCGAGCTGCTTGCCATGGCGAAGACAATCGGCGTGAACGCTAAGTGGCTGCAGCGCGCCGGCGAGGGCGGAGAGCACTTCGATATCGCGAAGGCGAAGCGCGAGCTCGCGATCGCGGCCGGCGCGGTGCCGATCACGATTCGCCAATGCTCGGCCATGTGCGCCCGGCGGCGCGTGACGGGAGATCTCGGTACGCCTGAAGGCGCCGAGCGATGGCTGACGGAGTACGCGAGCCGGCGGCGCGCGCCTGAGGTGGAGGCGGCACGATGACTATTTCACGTCCGGCGCTCCGCTATCACGGCGGGAAATTTCGACTGGCGCCGTGGATCATTCGCCACTTTCCTGCTCATCGGTGCTACGTCGAGCCATACGGCGGCGCAGCCAGTGTGCTGATGCAGAAAGAGCGTGCCTACGCGGAGGTCTACAACGACCTCGACGGGGACATCGTGAATTTGTTTCGTGTTCTGCGTGAGCCAGGACAATGCGCTCGGCTCGCCGATCAGCTAGCGCTGACGCCGTACGCGCGGGACGAATTCGAGGCGGCCTACGAGTCGACGGAAGATGCAATCGAGCGCGCGCGCCGAACCATCGTGCGGGCGGAAATGGGCTTCGGCTCCGCCGGCGCTACGCGGGGCTGTACGGGATTTCGAATCGATACCCGGCGGAAATACGGCACGGCTCAGCAGGTCTGGACTCGGCTTCCTGAATCGCTTTCCGCGATATGCGAGCGTCTACAAGGGGTGACGATCGAGAATCGACCTGCGCTTGAAGTGATCGACTATCACGACGCGACCGACGTCCTGTTTTATCTCGATCCTCCTTACCTCCATAGCACTCGCAATCGCGCAGTGCGTCGCGGTGGCCGTTACTACGCGCACGAGATGTCAACCACCGAGCACCTCGAACTGCTCGCTTCCGCAATGGCGCTGACAGGAATGGTCGTGCTGAGCGGGTATATGAGCGAGGAGTACACCGCGGCGCTGCAGGGCTGGAAGTGCGTGTCAACGGATGCGCGGATCTCCGCCGCGGGCGGTACGTCGCTTCGCACCGAATGCCTGTGGCTTAACCAAGCCTGTAGCGTCGCGTTAGATCGCACGGGCCTTTTCGCGGGACTGGCGTCATGAGCGTAAAGGTCATGACGGCCGTGTTCGAACGCTATCCCGAAGGCGGCGGCGAGATGCTGCTCGCGCTGGCCTTGGCCGACCACGCTGACGATGACGGCACCCACATCTTCCCCAGCGTTCAGACCATGGCGAAGAAGACGCGCCAGTCGAAGCGCGCGGTGCAGTATCAGCTCGAGAAGATGCAGAAGTCGGGATGGCTGATCCTCGTGAGGGCGGCGCGCGGCGGGCGCCCCGAGAAGGGCGCGACGATGGGCGGCAGGCCGGCCGAATACCGCATCAGCTCCGAGTGGATAAAGGGTGCAGAAATTGCACCCAATAATGCGCCCGCGCCCGAGCAAGAAAAGGGTGAAAAATCTGCACCCAATAAAGCTGTGGACAACTCTGGAAAGGGTGCAGAAATTGCACCCAATAAAACCGGAAAAGGGTGCAAACCACGACAGAAAAGGGTGCAATCTGGAGCAGAAAAGGGTGCAAAGCTTTTGCACACTAAGCATCAGTTAACCGTCATTGAATCATCAGCAGCAGCAACGAACGCGAGCGGCGATGTGGAAAAGCCGCCGGCTGCTGCTGCCAATGAGCAAAAACCGAACGTCAAAACCGAGAGCGAGCTCGGCGAGCTGCTGGTCGGCCTGGAGGCAGCGAGGGGCAAGCAGCTGGCGCTCGACCCGACGAAGGACCGCATCCATCTGCTGACCTGGGTTGGCAAAGGCGTGACGGCTGAGCAGCTGCGCGCAGCTCACGCCCTGGCCGTGGCGGCGCGTGGCCGCGATACCGACGGCCGGCCGACGTACGTGGGCTTCGTGTCGCAGTTCATCGCCGAGGCGCAGGGCGCCGGCGGCACGGCGCCGCAATACGACGGCGATTGGTTCGAGACTGGGCCCGAGATCGAGGCGAAGGGCAAAGCGCTCGGCGTGCGGCCGCGCAAGCCCGACGAGCCTATGCCGTACTACCTCGTCCTCGTCGCTGCGGCGGCGGGCAAAGGCCCATGGATCGATCACGTGCTGAGCGAGGCGCGGCGATCGCGCTCCGAACAGTTTTTCAAATTCGTCGTCGATACGTTCGGCGATGCCCTCTTGCCAGCGGACTTCTACGCATGAACATCGAACCTGGTGTGCTCGCCGTCGTGCGGGGCTGCCCGACCGCTGATTGCAACGATCAAATCGTCGAGATCGTATCCCGGGCCCCGCCGCTGGCCGATTTCGGCGCTTCATGGAATTGCACCAATTCACGCATCCAAGAGGCGGGGTTCGCTTTCTTACCTATCCCGCATTCGATGTTGCGTCCGATCGGCGGCACGCCGCTGCACGACGAGCAGCTCGATGAGGTGACGGCATGAAAACGGAGATTTCGGCAAACGGCGTTTCGTTCGTCGGGTTCGGCTCACACACGCATGAGCTTGGCCCCTGCAAATTCTGCGGCGCGGCCGCCGGCGAGATCGACGAGGATCAGATCGAAGCCAATTCATGGGTCGCGTGGATCCACTGTTCGGAATGCGATGTCTCGGTGACTTTGCAATACACAAGCCCGTCGCCTGAAGAGGCGATCGCGGAAGTCGTGCGCATGTGGAACAGGGAGCCGGAATGAAAATCTCGCAGGTGATTCGCATTTTGGCGATCCTCGTCGACGGATTCCTCATCGGCGCCGTAATGGGGCTTAACGGGATATACGCCACACGCGTGTCTTTCTGGGTCATCAATGCGTGTAGTGCCGCGCTCATTTTCCTTTCTGCTGGGCTGCGCTCATGAAAGCGACTATCAATGCCGACGGCTTTCTAATCGTCCAGCCCGAGACAGATCTCGAGGCCTATGCGCTCAAGCACTGGGCCGGTGCGAACCTCACCGGCGATTGGTTTAACGCCGCGGGGCAGCCGGCTCTCAGGGTGATCGTGGATTTGGGCGCCTTCGGAAACGCGGCGTTTAATCGCACTCCCGTGAGGACGCTGGGATGAATCCCTACGACCCGAGGGAGGGATTCGCGGGGTCCCCGCAGCTGCTGCCCGGGGAAGACATCGAGTTCTGTGTTCCGCCGTCGACGTTCGAACTATTCCAGCGCGAAATGATGCGTCAGATCGCCGGCGGCGGGTGGCGCGGGCGGCCGCCTGGAACGGAAGATATCGCCGAATGAGCAAGGGGACCATCCGTCTTCCTGAGGGCGCGATCGCCGGCGGCTGCATCGGCACCGCGCGGATCCGCGAGCAGATCGCTGGAGCGGCGGCGCGCCTCAACTCAACCGAGCCGTCCCCGCTAGATGCGACGTTGCGCATGATTGCCGGCAACTTGGGCGTTCCTTTCGACCAGCTGAGCAAAGAATGGCCGAGGGCCAAACACAAATCACAGTTCGCGATGACCCTTGGTCAAGGCTTAAGTGGCGCCCGGTCGGTTGACCCGGTTCGACGCGGGGATGAAACGCCCGTCGAGCGCATGCAGCAGCTCGGCCGACAGCCGCGCGGCAAGATGAATAAGACCGAAGCCGCGTATGCGCTCCAGCTCGAGGCCGAGCTGCAGGCTGGCCTGATTCTCTGGTACCGCTTCGAGGCGCTCAAGCTCCGTCTCGCTGACAATACCTTCTATACGCCGGACTACCCGCTGATCACGGCGGCCGGCCAGCTCGAATTCCGCGAAGTGAAAGGGCATTGGACCGACGACGCGCGCGTGAAGATCAAAGTCGCCGCTGCGCAATACCCCTTCCGCTTCCTCGCTATTCAGCGCGACGGCCGCCATGGCTGGCGCATTGAAGACCTCACTAGCCGCAGCTGGTGACCCATCTACCCCGGAGATATCGCATGTTCAACAAATCCCCGTCCGTCCCCGCAGGCCTGCGCCGGCCGCATATTGGCGAAAAGGAACAAACGCGCGCGAAACGCGGCTTCATGGAGCCGAAACACCCGAGTGGCACCCCGCGCAGCGCGCCGATTTTGCAGCAACGCGCCAAGGTCTAACGGCGGCGCGCGAAATACCCCGGCGCAAGTCGGAACCTCTCTCAACCTGGAGCACATAGAAATGCCCTCTGTACGCGCAAAGTTCACTTTGACCGAAGAAACGCGACTCAACTGGAGCCCGACCGCTAAGCGCCTGAAATTCACCGCGCAATACGATCCGTCGATTCCCGAGGATCAGCGCTTCCAACAAGCCACGCCGTGGGGCGAGTTCGAGATGCAGGTCGACAACCCGGCCGCGCTCGCGCAACTCGAGCTGGGCAAATCGTATTACTTCGACATCACGCCGGCGGACGTGGCTACGCAGGAAGGCGCGAACCCCACGCAGGGCTAACCGGAGCAGCGCGCATGCGGATCTGTCTCGTCGGCCCTTTGCCGGATATCGCCAAAGTAGACGCCTCGCTTTTCGACGGTGAGGCGGCGCGATTGCGCGAATTCGGTTTCACGGTAATCAATCCCGCCGAAATCGACCCGGACGGAACGAAGAGCTGGCGAGACCGCATGCGCGCGCATATTGAACAAATCGTTACCTGCGATGCCGTCGCGCTGCTTCCAGGATGGGAGCGCTGCCGCGCAGCTCCGCTCATGCATCACATCGCGGCGACCCTCAACCTCTGGATCTTCACCGTCGACGAATTGGTCGATATGCAACGGAAGACGGCCGCATGCAGCTGACGTTCGTTTTACCCCGCGACTATCGGCGCCATGGCGTTCTGCAACAGGAATGCGCCGTGTCGACGGTTGAGCTCGACGTGCACGAGCTCGTAATGGTGAGCGCAGCGCGGATGCGATGGCGCGGCCGCCGGCGCAAAGAGTTCTGTGCCGCGAAGGTAGCCGCGTATGTCTGGCTGCCGGATTGGATCAGCGCCGCGCCTGACACGCGCGTCGACATGCTCGGCCGCGTGCTGCTCGACGTCCCTCGCGCCTTCAATCGCCGGAGGCTTCCCGAATTCCCCCACGGTTGCACGCGCCTCGAATGGGTTGGCGAATGGAGGCCCGTAAGTGCTGACGCGTAAGAAGCCGCTCCAACGCACCGCATTCGCGCCCAGGCAGGGCGCGTCATCGCTTCTACGTACGACGCCGCTCAGGAATACGCCATTCAAGCGCAAGGCTAGAAAGAAGCGCGCATGGCACGACAAGAAGATGCTCGACGTCTGCCGCGGGCAGATCTGCTACCTCCGCGTGCCCGGGACCTGTCCGTGCCGAGAGCCCGAGGAAACGATTGTTCCGTGCCACAGCAACTTCAGCGAGCACGGGAAGGGCGGCGCGCGGAAGGCCGACGACAAATATACGGTGCCTGGCTGCTTCTGGTGCCATGCATGGTTCGACACGGGCGGCGCGCCGCTCGAGCAGAAGCGGGAAGTGTTTGATATCGCATATAGCCGCTGGTCGAGGATCCGCGACGCGGTAGAAATGGAGATAGCTGATGCCTGACGTCAAATATTCGGATTGGGCGCCGGAAGAGGACGCAGTGTTGAAGCGCCTATGGCTCGACGGCATGCCGACCAAGAGGATCGTCGACGAACTGCCTGGACGCACATATTCGTCGATCGCCAAACGTCGCGGCGTTCTCGAACTGCCTCGCCGCTCGGGCGCCGGTGTCGATCCCAAGTCGCGGCCAGAGATGCAGAAGATCTGGAATGCGCTCAAAAAGCGTCGCGCGACTCGCGCTCAGCTTGAGCAGCGGGCAAAAGTCGCCCACACAACAGTCAGCAGGTTCGTGAAGCTGTTCCGCGGGGAGATCCATATATGCGCCTGGAAGCCCACTGGCCCGAAAGGTGAGTTGTCCGAGGTGCTCAAAGCGGGCTCGGGCAAGGACGTTGAGAAGCCGGATGCAGCGACTAGCTCCGAGCGATCGCACCGCTGGTGGGAACGGTGCAAGCGCGAAAAACCGATATACGTCGGTCGCAGGCTCGCGCGCGATGCGGTTCTCAAACGAGAACGCCAAGGAACCTTGGCCAAGCGCGACATCGCCGCGGTCGCGCTATTCGGTGATTACGCGCCGGAAGCCTCTACTCCAAGCGGGGCTTGATCAGTGAATGACGAGTCAGCAAGGCACAGGAGGATATATGCGAAGGGGTTCTTCGACGGGCTGGAGGCGAGAGCAACGACTATGAATCCATCTAGATACGAAGCAGCGCTCAACGGACAATCCGCGATCGCGCGGAAGGTATTTCAAATGGTCCCAATCCAAGAAGCATGGACCGTCGACCAGATCATAGGTGAGCTGATTCGGGTGACGCATACTCGAATGGAGATCAAGAGCGTCCATACATGCCTGGGTAGATTGAAGGATGCGGGGCTGATTCGGGAGAAAGATCGCGGCCGATTCCAGCGGATCGACGTGAAAGAGCCGAGCGTCGCGGTCGTCTCCCTGGAAGTTGTCTCGCCGACGGCGCCGGCTCTTGTCGAGGAAACCGCTGCCCCATCGAGGCGACCCTTCGACATTCTTGCCGATGCGGCAGCGGCCCTGAACCTCCTCGCGGAACAAATCCGGAACACGGCCGGCGAATTGGAAACCGCCGCGCTTGAAATCGAAAATGAATTTGCCAAGGAGAGTGAAGCTCTCGAGAAGCTGAAGCAGTTTCAGACGCTCCTGAAAAGCCTCACCTGACGTATATACGCAAAAACCGCCTATCAGCACGCTTAAAAATCAACAGTGCCCATATTTAAATCCGGAGTATATGTGGACGCCACCCTCGAATCCTCGTCATCGCCCGAAAAACTCTTTCGCACCACCGAGGAGGCACTTAGATTTTCACTGAACTATTCCCTGTATCAGCAAGGCCGTGCGCTTGCCGATCGTCTCGCGACACCCGCTGGCCGTAAAGGGAAGGGGCTGTCTGGGAGCGACGGCGCAGCCCAGGCCGGCATGCTTCGTCGGTTCTTTGATGGGTCTACCGATGCCGACTATGCGCGGCGGCTGTGGGCTTGGGCAAAAACCGTTTTCACGAAAAAGGAAATCGAGCAAATAGAAGCTGCTGACAAGAACGGCATCATTTTTCTTGAAGAAGCGCGCCGGGCGCATGCTGTCGAGCAAGAGCTCGATCAACTGACTACTGTCGAGCGCGCTGTCATTGTCGCCCGTTTTGCGCTGCGATCGCTTCCTTGCCATTGCGGACGAGCGTGCTGCGCCGGCCACCGGCCGAACCCGGAATGGGAGGCGGCCATCCGCGATGTAACTCAAGCGGCACTCGTATCGCTTTCCGGCCATCTCTCACACGCGCTTGTACGTCGGAAGCTCGTCGAAGAAGTATTCGGAGTGAAGGTCAATCTCCAGCAGCTTGCGGATAAGGCGTCTGTCAACAAGAACACCGTGACAGCACATAGAAAGATTATTCGCGTGTGGCTGTCGGGACAGAAGGCTCAGCCGGCAAAGGGAAAGCGCGAGGCGGTACTTGCCGTCGAGGGAGTCGAAGCGGCTGCGCGGTTGAAGCTGGATCGAATGCTCTCGTACTTGGACTTTATCGGCGACGAATGATCGACGTAGGAGGTGGTAGATGGAATACCAACTGTTCCGCGTCGGTAATATTTGGCACTACCGCTTCCAGATCAACGGAACCCGCGTGCAACGCAGCACGCGGGAAACGGTGAAATATCGCGCCGCTGAAATCGCGGATCGCGCATACACGCGGGCACGCATATGGGCACGAGGCGACGACCCGGTGCCGACATTGCGTGAGCTCGTCGTGCAGTGGCTTGAAGTCCACCGGCCGATCGTCAGTCGAGCGCATGTCGATATCGTCGAGCGATTCGGGCGCCTTCACCTTTTTGGGCTTGGCGATGTGTTCATCGACGAGATCACGACCGAACTCGTCGAAGCCGCCCGCAATTCATATCTGGAGTCGCACGCCGCAGCCAGCGCCAATCAGTGGCTCAACGTGCTCAAGCTCGTCTGTCGCTGGGCAATCCGCCGAAAAGTGATCCCAGCTCTCCCATGGGCGGTGAAACGGCTGAAATTGCAGAAGCGCCCGCGCGCAATGCTGCCCGTGGCCAACACTCGCGAGTGGCTCGCCCACATCGATGAGCTCGATAGCGACGATGGACTCATTTCGATCGCTGTGCGCCTGATGCTGGGTATTGGTCTTCGCGAGTCTGAGACGATCACGGCCCGCTGGGAGTGGATCGATTGGTCGCGCGCCAGCTACACGCCCGGAATTACGAAGGGCCGAGAGGCAGACCCGCTGCCGATGCCAAGGTGGCTGATCGAATACTTACAAACGATGCGTAGAGAGACCGGCCTGATCGTCGCTCGCGCAGACGGTGCTCCCCTCTGTCGGGGATTCACGCGACGCAAGATGCTGGCCGCTAATGAGGCTACCGGCATCGGACATATCACTCCTCATCGTCTCCGCGGAACGTTCGCCACTCTTCTCAGCGAAGAAGGCGCTCCCGTGCAGACGGTGCAGAAAGCGCTTCGACATAAGAACGTGGGCACGACCATGGCCTACCTCGAGGCGTGCATGGATTTGGTCTCGCGCGCGCAGGAACGCATCGCCGAAAATGCTGGCCTTAATGCGGCATCTCAGTCGCAACAGAGTGGCGAAGAAATGGCGAAGAGCATGGCGCAAACCCGCACGGGATCAAGGATGTCGAATTAAAAAGAGTCATGCGACAAGAGTGCGCCGCGTCGATTTCGCTTGACGCCAGGAAATTTCCTCCTAAAATAGCCTCCAATCTGACACTGTGTACAAGTGTCTCCAAAGCCCGGACGGCCCAACCGCTCCGGGCTTTTTCGTTTGGAGCGTCCCCGCAGGCCTTCTGAATGCCGATCGACGCCGCGCGGCGATGCTCGAACTCACCTGGACTATCGGCGATGAGCGTCATCAAGCTGAGCGTTCGCTCGAACGCGAAACAACTCAGCCGCCAGCTCGATGCCTTTGTCCGTAAGCAGCTTCCCTACGCGGTGGCGCAAGGCATCAATCGCACCGCGCAGCGCGTAGCGGAGGCCGAGAGTCAAAACATTGTCGATACCTTCAAAGATCCGTCGCCCTTCACGCGTAAGGGCGTCGGGGTCAAGAAGGCGAAGAAGGGAAGCCCGGCCGCGACGGTGTTCATGAAAGACGTCACAGCGGCATATCTAAAGCCGTATGAGGCCGGCGGTGTACATAAGCTCGCCAGCCGCGCGCTGCTAAACCCGAAGGACATCAAGCTGAACCAATACGGTCAGCTCGCGCGGGGCACGCTCGCGACGTTGAGAGCTAGGCCCGACGTCTTCATTGGGACGGTAGTAACTTCCGACGGTCAACGAATTAACGGCGTATGGCAACGCCCAACGGACAAGAAGAAAGTCACGCTGCTGAATCAAAAGGGGAAGCGGCTTGGTCGCTTGCATAAGCTCGATACGTCGCAGAACAACGGGCGGGGGACGCTGAAGCTCCTGATTCGATTCGGCGATGCGTTGCCTGTCCAGAAGCGACTGGGGTGGGGCAGTCACGCTCAGGCAGTCGTCAACAAATGGATTGATCGGGACCTGTCCGACGCACTCGCGGCTGCCCTGGCGACCGCGAGGTAGAGCCCGGGGCGCTCCCTGCGCATTTGCCGGAACGGGTCCCTCCCGGGGCATTGATAAACACGGGCATTGCGCGCCGCGATCTTAGGCCAGCCCCAGGGGCAAAAAAATGTCCGCACCACACGTTTCGTTTCGCGAGTTCGCGAAGCTCGCCAACTGCGATGAAAAGCAGGTTCGCCGGGCGGTCACTGCCGGGAAACTCACGCCGGACGGGGACAACAAGCTTGATCCGGCTCTCGTCGATTCCGGTTGGCGACGTACGATCAGGTCGAGCAAGGCAGTTGCGGACACTCCGCAAGTGTCCGCAAAGAGTGTCCGCACAGAGCGCGTGGTTAGCGAAGACGACACGCCGACCGAGGCGGCGGCGAAGATCGTCATCGCAATGGGTGCCGAGCACGACCTCAAGGAAGCGCTCCGCATCAAAGAGAACTTCAACGCGCTGCTGAAGCAACTCGAGTACGGGCAGAAGGCGGGGTCACTGATTGAGCTCGCGATCGCGCGAACCGTGCTGTTCGATGCAGCACGCGCGGCGCGCGATTCGTGGATGAACTGGCCGATGCGAGTCGGCCCAAAAATTGCCGCCGATCTTGGGCTGGAGGCTGACCGGGTTACGCAGGTCCTGATTGAGCATGTCCATTCCCAGATCGCAGACCTGGGCGAGCCGGATGCTCACTTCGAAGACCGACAAGGCTGAGCAACTCGCGAGAGACTACCGGCGCGGATGGACGCCTCCGCCGCGCATCAGCATTCCCGAATGGGCTGACCGGTACCGAAAGCTCGCGAAGGAAGCGGGCAGCACTTCGGGTAACTGGAGGACGAACACGGTCGAGGTAGCGCGCGGCCCGATGCTGGCCGTTACTGAGCCGGGTATTCACATCATCACGGTGATGGTGAGCACCCAGATGCTCAAGGCGCTCGATATCGCTACGCCTATCCCGACGCCGAATGGCTGGACCACGATGGGAGAGTTGCGCCCTGGCAATGTGGTTCTCGATGAGACGGGCGCGCCCACAAAGGTTGTCGCGATCAGCGGTCACATGCAGGGCAAGCGCTGCTTTGAAGTCGTTTTTTCCGATGGCGCCACGATAGTCGCGGATGCCGATCATCTATGGGTCGTTGACGATAACGCCGGCCGCAACGTGTCTCAGGTGCGCCGCGTTATCGACACGGCAGAAATGTCGACGACGTTTAAGCATGGTGGTCGCAATCGCTATGCTATACCGGTTGCGGGCGCGATGAAGTTGCCGGAGCGCGATCTTCCGATCCCGCCGTACGCCTTGGGTGCATGGTTAGGAGACGGGACTTCTTCGCGCGCTGGCCTGACGCTTCATCGTGACGATTTCGAGCTCATCGAACATCTGCGGTCGCTTGGACTGGTTTGCGATGTTCTCAATGACCGCAATGGCACGCTGACGGTCCGCATCGACAGAAATCGCGATGCTGACGTGTGCCGCCGCGGGCACGATATGCGAGTGCTTGGGCGCACAGGCGGGAAATACGCCGGATATTGCTCGGAATGCACCCGCCAAGGCGCGCGCCGTCGTCTCGGCATTGGCATGCGCGATGAGATTAAGCGCGAGCATGAGTCCATTGGGCGTTCGCTGATTGCTCTCGGCCTCAAGCGCGCGAAGTCGATTCCGGCAGAGTATTTGCGCGCGTCCGAAGAGCAGCGTTTGGAGTTGCTGCGTGGTCTGATGGACACCGATGGAACGATATCGAAGGTCGGGCGTTGCATGTTTTCGACGACGCTGCCGCGCCTTCGCGACGATGTGCTTGAGTTGCTGCGTTCGCTCGGATTCAAGCCGAGCGTCTACGAGGTCATTGCGCGCTGCAAATATAAAGGGCGCGTCTCGGAATCACTGTCGTTCCAAATCTCATTCACGGCATATGCCGAACGGCCGGTTTTCCGTCTTGCGAGGAAGGTTGCGCGGCTCAATGCCGTGGGCGATGGCCGGCCCAGCGAGACGTTTCGCCGCCGTATCGTCGATGTGCGACCGGTGGCGACCCGGACCGTCCAATGCATCACGGCGGATAGTCCGAACAGCATGTATTTGTGCGGTCGAAACATGGTCCCGACTCACAATACGGCCCTACTAGAAAACATTTTTGGGTATTTCGCTCACCTCGACGCCTGCCCGATCCTGCTCATCCAGCCTAAGGATGACGCGGCCGAGCAGTTCAGCAAGGAGCGGATTGCGCCGCTGATCCGGAGCACGCCGGTATTGCGGGCGATCATGGGTCCGAGCAAGTCGCGTGATCGCGACGACACGCTCGGCTATAAGGCATTTCCGGGCGGGTTTCTCGCGCTGGTCAGCGCGGGTAGCCCGGATAATCTTGCGCGCCGGCCTATCCGCGTCATTCTGGCCGACGAGATCGATAAGTACCCACCGCTGAAAGAGGGGGACTCGATCTTCATCGCCGAAGAGCGCACGGCATCCTTCGGCGTCAACTGGCTATCCGTTCGCGCCTGCTCGCCGACATATTCGGGCGAAAGCCGAATCGAGAAGAGCTATAACGATTCGGATCAGCGTCGTGCTTCGGTCTCTTGCCCGCATTGCGGCCACAGGCAGTTCCTCGACTTCTTCAAGCATGTTCACTGGGAGAAGGAACGGGACGCGCAGGGCAACACGCTCGCGCACAACGCCAAGACCGCGCGCGTCGTTTGCGAGTGCTGCGGGGCGACTTGGTCTGAAGGTGAGCGGCTCCGCTCGCTCTCGACGGCGCGGTGGCATCAGACCAGGCCGTTCGAATGTTGTGGTCATCGTCACGTGCCGCTGGCCGCATACGATATCGCTTGGCAGGAAGCTGACGAAGACTCGGTCGATAAGGTCTGGACTTGGTCGGAAAGTGACCGGCATGCGGTCTACTACGCTCATTGCCCGAACTGCGGGAAGCAAGGCTTTTCAAGCGAACACGCTGGATTTCAGGCGTCGAAGCTATATAGCCCTTGGAGCAAGGACAAGCCGTCCGACATCGCGAAAAAGTGGATTGACGCGCAGGGCGATGAGGAGCAGCTGCAGGCTTGGTGGAATACCCAGATGGGTCTTCCGTATCGACGTCATGTCGGTAAGGGGCTGAGCCCTGATGTGCTTCTCGCGCGTTGCGAGAAATGGCCGGCTCACGTCCCGACCGGCGTCGGCGTCATTACTGTCGGCGTCGATATTCAGCCGGACCGCGGCGAATTCGAGACTGTCGGGTGGGGCCGCAACGAAGAGTCATGGTCGATCGACCATCATGTGATCGAGGGCGATCCGGAAACGCCGGTGTTCTGGGAGAGGGTCGACGCGTATCTGAAGCGGACATGGCATCGATACGACGGCATGCCGTTCGAAGTGATGGCGGTCTGTATCGACTCGGGTGGTCACAACACGCAGAAGGTGTACGAGTTCGCCAAGGCGCGGCTCGGGCGCCGAATCTGGGCAATCAAGGGTGCGTCGGAGCGCGCCGGCGCGCGATCGCCGGTCTGGCCGACGAAGCGACCAAGTAATCGGAACAAGGCCAACTTCAAGCCGGTTGTCATCGGCACGAACGCGGCGAAAGACGTCATCTATGCGCGGCTGCGGTACGAAGAGCCGGGCGCCGGTTACATGCACTTTCCAGCCGACCGTGACATCGGATATTTCACGCAACTCACGTCTGAAATATCCGTCCTGAAATCTTCAGGCGGTCGCCGATATCGCGTGTGGGAATTGCCTGCCGGTAAGGCTAATGAGGCGCTCGACTGTCGGGTGTACGCCTATACCGCCCTGTGCGGTCTCATGCACTTCGGGCTCAAGTTGAACCGAAAGGTCGAAGAGCTCGTTACCCCACTGAAATATGACGGCCAAGTCTGGTCGCCAGCCGATCCAGATCCTCAGCCGACGCAGACCGAGAAACTGGATAGCGGTTCTGTCGTCATCAAATCCAAATCGCAGACCAAAAAGCGCTCGATATCGAGTCGTCTGCCGAAGTAGGAGCTTTCGTGAGCCATTTCCATGTGAATCGCAGCGTCTTTGCTGGCATGTCCCAGCAAGCGCTGCAGACAGCGCTTGCTCAGGCTCAGCAGGCGTACATCGATCTCAGTACGGGGGCGAAAGGCGAGTCCTATTCGTATTCGCAAGGTGAGGGCAGCCGCGCGGTCACATACACCCGCGCCAGCCTGCCGCAATTGACCGCGCTCATCCAGGAATTGCAGGCGGCCCTTGGCATGCGCCGTCGCGCACGTCGGCCCATCGGATTTGTCTATCCCTGATGGCCGGCAAACTGCAGATCCTCGACTCGCGAGGCCAGCCGATCGAACGAAAGGTCTCGGATCGCTCGCGCTCGCGCGCCCAGATGCTAATCGGCGGCGGTCGCACTCCGTACGACGCCGCCGACGTCTGGGGCGACCACATGGCTGCATGGCAGCCGTATCTCTGGTCGCCCGATGGCGAACTCAACATGTACCGCGACCGGATCGTCGCGCGCATTCGAGATGTCGTCCGGAACGATGGTTGGGCATCAGCCGCTGTTACGCGCACGATCGATAACGTCATCGGTGCCGATTTCCGCCCGATCTTCAAGCCGGACTGGATGGCGCTCCGCGCGATGACTGGTATCAAGGCGTTCGATCACATCTGGGCGAACGAATACGGTCAGGCGATGGATGCCTATTACCGGATGTGGGCATACGACCCGGGTCGGTATAACGATACGCAACGTGCTCTCACGGTACCGCAGCAGATGGCGCTCGCCTTCCGTCACAAATGCGTCGACGGTGATGCGCTGGGGATGCTCCATTGGCGCCCCGAACGCGTAGGCCGCGGCCGCGCTATGTACGCCACGACTCTTCAGGTCATCGATCCTGACCGGCTGTCAAATCCGCAGCTGAAGTTCGACCAGAACACGATGCGCGGCGGCGTTGAGGTCGATGACGACGGCGCGGCGGTCGGCTACTGGATCCGGCGTGCTCACCAGGGCGACTGGTTTAGCGCGGGCGAGAGCCTGCACTGGGATCGGATCCCTCGTGAGACCGAGTGGGGCAGGCCGATCATCGTGCATGATTTCGATCACGATCGCGCTGCGCAACACCGCGGTGGCGCCGGCATCCTAACGCCCGTGCTGCAGCGCCTAAAGATGCTGGTCAAGTACGACAGCGCGGAGCTCGACGCCGCGATCATCAATGCGATCTTCGCTGCTTATATCGAGAGCCCATTCGATGATGAATTCGTCCAGGAAGCATTCGACGACGGCGAGAAGCTAAAGACGTACAACGACTATCGCCGCGAGTTTCACGAAGATCGCAACATTGCGATCGGCAACGCGCGGATCTCGCATCTGTTCCCGGGCGAGAAAATGGGCTTCGCGGATGCGGCGCGGCCGGCGACCAATTTCGCCGACTTTGAAAGCGCCGTGCTGCGAAACGTCGCGGCCGGTACCGGAACGTCGGCGCAGATGATCAGCCAGAACTGGGCTGACGTGAACTACAGCTCGTACCGTGCCGCAATGCTCGAGGTATGGAAGACCTTCCATCGGCGCCGCACGAATTTCGCGACCGGCTTCGGTCAGCCCGTTGTATGCGCTCTTGTCGAAGAGGTGATGGAAGTCGACGAGTTGCCGCTGCCGGCGGGAGCGCCGCCTTTCATGCAGTACCGGGTTGCTTACTCGCGCGCGCGTTGGATGGGCCCTGGCCGCGGGTATGTGGATCCCGAGAAGGAGCGCAAAGGAGCGATTCTCGGCATGGATGCCGGCCTTTCCACTCTCGAAGACGAGGTGAGCGAACTAGCTGGCGCCGACTGGCGCGAGAAGGTAGCGCAACGCGCTGTCGAGCGGGAATTCTTCAAGGAACTCGGCATGCCGATTCCCCAGGCGCTTCAAGGCGTCGATGCAACCGAGGCGCAAAGACCTCCGGAGGCCCAATGACGCACCGTTTGCCACATCTAGCGACGCGGATATTCAATGCTCCGCTCGTAATTCATCCTGCGAAAGCCGAGATCGCGATAGCGGCGCTTGCCGATCGGCTCGGAATCAGCCGCGTGTGGCGCGCTGATCAGGGTGAGATGCGGCCGCTCATGTTCGACATGGAAGACGAGTACGGCTTTGCGGAGCCGGGCCGTACGGTGGTTTCCGGCTACGACAACATTGCCGGTGTCGCGCGCATCGAAATCTGCGGAACGCTCGTGCAACGTCTTGGCGAGCTGCGTCCGTATAGCGGAATGACCGGCTACGACGGCATTCGCCAGAATTTCGTGATGGCGATGGACGATCCCGAAGTGAAGGCTGTCGTCCTCGACATCGATTCACCCGGTGGCGAAGTCGCGGGCTGCTTCGATCTCGTCGACCTGATCTATGGGGCCCGTGGCCGAAAGCCGATCTGGGCAATCCTCGACGAATCGGCATATTCGGGCGGCTATGCGCTCGCGAGCTCGGCCGACAAGATCATTGTTCCGCGCACCGGTGGTGTTGGCAGCATCGGCGTCGTATGGATGCACGTGGACTGGTCGAAGGCGATCACGACTTCGGGCCTCGACGTGACGTTCGTCACCTACGGTGACCGTAAGGTCGATGGCGCGCCGGAGCTCCCTCTCTCGGCGGAAGCGCTCGATCGCTTCCAGGCTGACATCAATTCTATGGGCGACCTCTTTGTTGAAACGGTCGCCCGCAACCGAAGTATCGCGCCTGACAGGGTGCGTGCTACGCAGGCGTCCTGCTATATGGGGGCGGCCGGTGTGGAGCGCGGTTTAGCGGACGCGGTCATGGCGCCTGACGCCGCTTTTCGGGCGTTGCTGAATACGCTGGCTTGATCAATTCAATGAGGATCGTATGACCAAACCCAAACTGAGCCAACTGGCGCGCGCAATGCCGTTCGCCCATTTCTTCGGCCTATCGCCGAGCGTCGAAGAGCCGGCCTCGAGCGATCTCGATGACGAGCGTCAGCGGCGCGATGACGAGACCGACGACGAATACGCTCGCCGCATGGAAGAGCTCGACGAGCGCGACGAAGAGGCGCGGCGAGCGGAAGAGCAGCGTCAACGGGACGAAGAGGCGGCTCGGGCGCGCAATGAGAACGATGTCGATGGCGATGATGCGGACGCGGAAGACGACGAGCGCGACGATGCTGAGGCGATGGCGCGCACTGGCCGGGCTCGAAGCGCACGCGATCGCGAACGGATCCGCTGCGCGGCCATCGTCGCGGCTGGCCTGAAGAGTGGCCGCATTAAGCAAGCCTGCGTTTTCGCCTTCGATAGCCGTCTGACTGCGCGTCAGGCGATCGCGGCGCTCAACGCGGCATCGCTCGACGCGCCGGCGCCGCAGAAGCCGCCGAAGCAGGCGAACCGCACCGAGTCGCATCGCACGCAGTTGTACGACCGCATGGCACATCAGACGACGCCCAATCCGGGCGCGAGCGCTGCGCCGGCGGCCGCAAATCCCTCGCAAGCGCTTGCTGACCGCATCGTCGCGGCCGGCCAGCGCGTCGCGCGGTAATCCGGCGCGTTTCTCGCCACATCACTTCGGAGAAAGCATATGACTCTCAGCGTCAGCGCGATCGGCGAAAATCCGCAGGTCCCCGGGATTACCGCCGAAACCTTCATTCCGGATCAGCTGATCGCCGGCAACCTGAAACTGGTTTCCGAGCAAATCCAACTGATGTCCGGCACGCTCACTCGTGGCGCGGTTCTTGGCCAGCAGACCGACGACAGCATCAACGTCAGCGCCGGAGCTGCGAACGTTGGCAACGGTTCGGTCGGTTCGCTCGTCATCGGCGCGCCCCCGATCTACGGCGCGTTCGTCCTGACGGCGAAGTCCGCAACCGATTTCGGCGTTGTCGATCCGGAAGGCAACGTGCTGCCCGACGCGACGGTTGGCACGACCTATACCGAGGCGGAGATCGGCTTCAAGATCACCGCAGGTGGCACCGTGTTTGCCGCAGGCGACACATTTACGCTCAACGTGATCGAGGCGAGCGGCAACTACATCCTCTCGGTAAAGACCGCATCGGACGGCAGCCAGACACCGAAGGCGATTCTCGCGACGAGCACGGATGCCTCCGGTACGCCGCAGACCGCGGGCGCATATGTGCTCGGCGAATTCAACGGCAATGCGATTTCGTTCGATACGTCATGGACGCTGCCCGCGCTGCGCACCGCGCTGCGCGCCTTCGGCATCTTCATCAAGTCCTCGGTCTCCGCAGCGGATCCGAGCTAACCCGGTCAGCTTCGAATTAAGGGCCCCGCTTCGGCGGGGCACTAGCGTTTGAGGCGCCGGATTTACCGGTACCAATGCGAAAAACCCCGCTTCGGTGGGGTTTTTTGTTTTGGGGCCCAGGTTTCCAACATCGGAGATTGAAACCGTGCTCATCTACGACACCAACGTACTGATTCAAGTTGTCCCCAACCTGAAACTGGCTCAGCAATTTCTGCTGGACCGATTTTTCCCGAACATCATCACGTCGGATACCGAGAAGGTGTCGATCGATATCGATATCGGTAAGCGCCGGCGCGCGCCGTTCGTCTCGCCGCTTGTCGAAGGCAAGCTGGTCGAGCAACGTCGTTACCAGACCAACGAGTTTACGCCGGCCTACATCAAGGACAAGCGTGCACCCGATCTGCTCAAGCCTGTGCGCCGCATGATTGGCGAGCGCATCGGTGGCGAGCTCACGGGCGAAGAGCGCGAAATGGCGAACCTGTATGCCGAAATGGCGGATCAGGTTGACGTGCTGAATCGCACGCTGGAATGGATGGCCGCTCAGGTCATGTCCACGGCCCAGCTGACTGTCGAGGGTGATGGCTTCGAACAAGTCCAGATCGACTTCGGCCGCGATCCGAGCTTGACGATCGCGCTGGCCGGCAACGCACAATGGACCGCGGCGAACATCACCGCAGGTAACGCATCGCCGACGGCGAACGTCGAGGCGTGGCAGCGCGCGGTGTTGAAGTCGTCGGGTGCAAAGTGCTCCGATATCGTATTCACGACGAGCTCGTGGGACGGCTTCAAGCTCGATCCGAAGTTGGCGGGCGCGATCATCTATCCAGTGTGGAACCCGAACGGAAACGTCGTGAACCCGGGCGCGAAGATCGAGCAGGGCGCGGTATGGATGGGCAAGTGGGGTCAATATGACCTTTGGGTCTACAACGACTGGTATGTCGACGACAACAACGTCGAGCTCCCGATGCTGACCGACGGCACCGTGATCATGTCGGGCCCGAACTTGATGGGCACGCGCGCGTTCGGCATGATCAAAGATCCGGCCTTCAACTATAAGGCTCTTCCGTACGCACCGAAGACCTGGGTGCAGGAAGACCCTGCTCAGCGCTACATCCTGATGCAGTCGGCGCCGCTCGTGATCCCGAGCCGGGTCAACGCATCGCTGTCGGCCACCGTCTGCGCACCGGTGTACGACTAATGTCTGCGCCGAATCAAACTCCTGCCGCGAATACGCCCGCGGCAGGTAAGGGATTCGTCGTAGCACCGGGGCGTACGGTGTCTGTGGACGGCAAGAAATACGGTCCGGGCGACCCGGTGAAGTTGTCCGCCGAAGATGCGAAGTATTTGCAGGCAGCCGGCTTTGTTGTGCCCGCAGGCGCAAAACAGGAAAGCGGCGCAGGTGCGACGGTTGGCGGTTTGCGCATTCAGGGCGGCCGTCCGCCGGGTAGCCGGGTGGTCTGATGCCGATCGATTGGGATGCGGCGGTGCTGGCGCCGTGCCATAACGATGCGTTTGGCGAACCCGCAACGTTTCTGCCCGCGGGTGGGAGCCCGCTCTCGATCACCGGCATCTTCTTCAACGGCTACAACCGCAATGTCGACCTTGGCGACGGTGCGGACGTTATCACCGTGAAGCCAGTTCTCGTGGTTCGCGCCGAGCAGTTCGTCAGCCGGGCGCCGCAGCAGAACGATGGACTTTCGATCGCCAGCGTCAACACGACTTACGTAATCCGCGATGTGAAATCCGATGGCCTCGGAGAACTGCGGCTCGAGCTTCACAAGGTAAGTTCGCCATGACCACGACCTCCGTAATTCGAGCGGCCGCAGTCTCGGCACTCACCGGAAGCACATCGGCAGGTAACAACGTCTTTTTCGCGCGCACATGGCCGACGCAGGGTCCATATCCCGCATTGCTGGTCCAACCCCTCGACGAGACCGGCGAGTCGTGGGGGAATGCCGGCGCGCCGGCATTCAACGTAACGGTGACGCTAAAGGTGCTTGCGCGCACGGCGCAACCGGCCGCAGCCCCCGGCTCGGCATTTGATGCCGGGTCGATGGCCGTCGCGGAAGCGCTCGAAACGCTTCGAGACGAAGTGAAGGCCGCAATTATCAATAACCCGACGCTGATGGGCGCCGGCGCTCCAGTCCAGGAATTCAGTTCGTTCCGTTGCGCGCTCACACAGGCGATCGACTCGGAAGAGCCGATGGCTGAAATGTCGATCGAGATCGACATGGTCACGGTGCAGGGACCGCGCGATTTCTACCAACCCACGCTGACGCCGCTCCAGGGCGTGGACGTCACGGTGCAGGAGCCCGACGGCACGACCGTGCCGGGCCTGACGATCAACTTTACCCAATAGAGGACCCCCATGTTTGTGAAACCCGCACCGGGTCTGCTTCTGCGCGATCCGGTCACGAAGCAGCTCCTGTCCGCCGCGCCGGTGGAAGGACTGAAAAAGCCCGTGACCATCGTGCCCGCACAAGGCATGGAGGTCAGCGACTTCGACCTTTTCTGGCTTCGCCGCATTCGCGACGGCGATGCCGTGAAGGCGGAACCACAAACGGAAACATCGAAGACCACCACGGTAAGCGCAACCGGCGCCGCGGCTGCGCCGGCCCCCGCGCCCGAAGAGGGAGCAAAGTAAATGAGCGATATCGCTTTTCCCAACATTCCCCAGAACATCCGCGTGCCGCTGTTCTACGCGGATTTCGATCCGTCGAATGCCAACACCGGCCAGCAGACGCTCCGCGCGCTGATCATCGGGCAGATGAACAGCGGTGCTTCCGGCACGCCGAATGAGGCGCAGATCTGTCAGGGTGTCAGCGCGACCAAGGCACTCGCGGGACAGGGCTCGATGCTCGCGCTGATGACGGCCGCATATCGTGCCCGCGATTCGTTCGGCGAGGTCTGGCTGCTGCCATTGCAGGACGACCCGTCATCGACCGCAGCCGTCGGCAGCCTTGCGTTCACGAGCCAGGCGACGGCCACCGGCGTGATGTCGCTATACATTGGCGGCCAAATCATCTCGCTCGTCGTGACGCCGACCATGTCTCTCGCCCAGATGGCGACTGCGCTCGTCGCGCAGATGGCGACGCTCCCGAACCTGCCGGTGTCGGCGGCCGTCGACGGCGCGACGGCATCGAAGGTCGATTTCACCGCGAACAACAAAGGCCTCGCGGGTAACGATATCGACATCCAACTGAACTACGGCGGTACGCTGGCCGGCGAAGCGACGCCCACGGGTCTCGCGGTCACGATCGTTCCGATGGCGAACGGCGCGACGAACCCGTCAACGCTTGCGACGGCACTCGCGAACCTAGGCGACCAGCAGTTCGATTTCATCGCGATGCCCTACACCGACAGCACATCGCTCAACGCGATGCAGTCGTTCCTGAGCACCCAGACCGGACGTTGGAGCTGGAGCCAGCAGCTGTATGGCGGCGCATATGCAGCCTACCGTGGAACGCTGGGCACGCTGACGACGTTCGGCGTGACGCGCAACGACGAGCACATGTCGATCACCGGCTTCAATGGCTCGCCGACGCCCGCGTGGGTGATCGCAGCGGATCTCGCGGCGGCCGTCGCGGTTTCCGCGCGCGCTGACCCGGGCCAGCCACTTCAAACCGTGACGCTCGCCACGATGCAGGCACCGCCTGTATCGATGCGTTTCGCGCTGACCGACCGCAACACGCTTCTGTACGACGGCATCTCGACCTTCGACGTCGCCGACGATGGCACCGTGTCGATCGAGAACATGATCACCACGTACCAGAAGAACAGTTTCGGGGACTCGGACGACAGCTATCTCGAAGTCGAGACGATGAACCTGCTCGCGTTCGTGCTGCGCGACCTGAAGTCGCTTGTCACGACGAAATACGCTCGCGTGAAGCTGGCGGCCGACGGCACGCGCGTATCGCCGGGCACCAGCGTGGTCACGCCGAGCATGATCAAGTCGGATCTGATCGCGCGCTATCAGTACCTCGAGGAGAACGGCTACGTGCAGGGAAGCACGGTGTTTGCGCAAGGGCTCATCGTCCAGCAGAACTCGACGAACCCGAACCGCGTCGACGTGCTATACCCGGCCATCCTGATCGACCAGCTGCGCGTCTTCGCGCTCCTGATGCAGTTCTCGAACATCGTCCCGGCGACGACATCCTGAAGGCCGGCGCGTGGTCACAATAAGCCGCTCCCGGGCGGCCCCTTTCGATTCTGACTGGAGCATTTCAAATGGCAGCTGCTAGTGGTGGGCTCCTCGCCGGCACGGCCGACGTGTCGGTCGACGGCACGACCTACATGGTCAAAGGCGACTTCAAATACAAAGCAGGGAACCGGAAACGCGAAACCCTCTCGGGCTCGGACCGCGTTCACGGCTTCAAGGAAACACCCACCGCGCCGTTCATCGCATTCAACCTACGCGACTGGGGCGGCCTAACCGTGAAGGACATCAATGGCTGGACGAACGTCACGTGCGTCGCGACGCTCGCGAACGGCAAGACAGTCATCGGCAGTGCGATGTGGGCCGTCGACGAGCAGGAAGTCGATTCGAACGAAGCGACTTTCGACGTGCGCCTCGAGGGCACCGACGACAGCGTTACCGAGGTCACGACGAGCTGAATATGAGCCAAGCCAAAGAAAAAGTCATTGTTCTGCCGAAGCCGCTTGAACTCGGCCCGCTGAAGCACGCCTCCATCCTGCTGCGCGAGCCTACCGTCGATGAGCTCGACCGCAGCACCCAGACCAAAGGTTCTGTATATGCGGTGAACGCCGCGCTGATCTCGATGGTGTCGGGTATTCCGCTGACGCTGATCCGGACGCTGGGCAAGACCGGCTACGAAGAGGCGGTCGAGTACTTGAAGGCCTTCGACTGGACGCCGCCGAAGGGCGCGCAGCAGCTGCCGGCGAAGACCGTGGTGCTAAAGCAGCCGATTACGCTGAATGGGGACACGCGCACGTATGACTCGCTCGCGCTGCGCGAGCCGACCGTCGACGAGCTCGATCAGAGCGCACAGGTCGAAGGCACCGCATTCGCATGCAATGCCGAGCTGATTTCGCTGGTGTCCGGTGCGCCGGTCGCCGTCATCCGCAAGATCGGCAAAGCGAACTACGAGGAGGCGACGGCATACCTCTCGGGTTTTACGTGGCGGCCCCAGCAGTCTGGCGAGACCTCGGGGACCGCCGCGCCGACCTCACCTTCTTCTGGAAGTGGGGACCAGACGACGCCGGCCGTCTGAAGCTGAGCAAGTTCCAGTATTGGCATGAGCAGGCCGAGCGCCTGAAGCAGAGCACTTGAGGTCTTTTCGATGCCCAATGTCTTCCAGATCACGATCAGCGCTGTTGACCGCGCGACGGCGGTCGCCAAGGGCGTCAATCAGGCGATCGGCAAGATCACGAAGCCGATTTCCGACGTCAAAGCATCGGTTCAGGCATTCTCGAAGGAAACGGGCCTCGACAAGCTCGGCGATCGGCTTGTCAAGGTCGGCGGCGTGGCGAGCGACGCCGCGCGACGTATCGGTTCGATCGCCCCTCCGCTCGCCGCGATCTCCGCGGCCGGTTCGATCGCGGGTCTCGCGGCGATGGCACATGGGTGGGGACGTTCAGCGACCGAGATTGCGAACACGGCGTCAGTGATCGACGTAACGACCGACCAACTGCAGAAATACCGTGGTGCCGCGCGGCTAGCCGGACTGTCAGACGCCGAAATGACGTCCGGGCTGAAGTCGGTGGGCTCTGCATTCGAGGATGCGGCCGCCGGTCGCAATACGTTCGTCGCGGGTGTGCTGTCGAGCAAAGGCATCGGTATTCACCGGATGGCTGATGGCTCAGTCGATACGATCCGTGCGCTGCACGACGTATCGAACGCCGCGGCACGCATCACGAACGCTCAAGCGCGTGAGAAGTTCCTCGGAATCTTCGGACTCGGCGGCCTCGCACCGCTGCTATCGAAGGGCGGAGCGGCGATCGACGCCTACGTAGCGAAATACGAAAAGCTCGATGCGACTATGACGCCAGATCAGATCGCGCGCGGCGAGCGGTTCAACGAAAACATGGTGGCGCTCGATGCGTCGTTCGGGAAGCTGAAGAACTCGCTTGGTGAGTCGATCGCGCCGGCGTTGACCACAGTTGCTAACAAGCTCGAACCGATCGCCCAGGAATGGGGCCCGAAGATCGCATCGTGGATTCAAACGACCGACTGGAATAAGGCGGCCGACGATACTGCGAAGTTCGTCGATCAGATCGGCGGTGTGAAGACCATTGGAGCGGCGATCGCCGCGATTACCTTTGCGGGGCCGATCGCGAGCATTGCCACGCTGATCGCACAGGCAGTGCGCGTGGTTACCCTTCTGACCACGATCGCGACAACGACTGCCACCGGTAGCACGGTGATGCTGGGCGCGGCAGGCTACGTTGCCGAAACTGCAAGGAGAAAGGCATTCGATAAGGCCATTCCCTTGATGCCCGGTGAATCTGAGGACGATCGACAACAGCAGATTGCGAATGCGATGGTGGGCGGCATCGCGACGCCCGATGTGACCGGGCCCGCTGGCGGCGGCATCGGTGGCGGCATCTATCGTTGGGTAACCGGATTGTTTCGCTCGAGTGCAGCAGATAACAAGCAAACGGCGCCGATCGTAGGGCGCCTCGAACAGATGGGCTGGAGTCCGGCGCAGGCCGCGGGCATCGCCTCGAACATATTCCGTGAGAGCGGCTACGACCCCACGGCAAGCGGCGACAATGGTCAAGCCTACGGACTGGGGCAGTGGCATAAGGATCGGCAAGAAGAGTTTCGCAAGCGCTTCGGAAAGGACATCCGGCAGTCGTCGCTCGACGAGCAGTTGCAGTTCATCGATTACGAGATGCGACTGGGCAACGAGCGCCGCGCGGGCGCCGCGCTTCAGCGGGCGACCAGCGCAGCGCAGGCTGGCGAGATCGTGTCCCGCCTCTATGAGCGGCCGGCGCAAGCCGACAACGAGGCGGCAATCCGCGCTGGCGACGCGACGGCGATTGCCGGCCGCGTGCATGTGATGGTCGGATTCGTGAACGCACCGAATAGCATGAGGGCGACCGTGCGCAGCTCGGGCAACGCGACGGCCTCGGCGAACGTGGGCACTTCCGCTTTGATGGGACCCGGGGTATGAGCGCAGCAACTCTCACGACTTTCGCCGGCAGCATTGGCGGCCTCGCCTCTGCCGCCCAGCAGGTTGCGTCGATCCTCACCGGGCCGGGTGCCGGCACATGGTGGGGGTCGCTCCGGCAGGCATCGTTCGCCGGCGTTCCGTTCGCCGTGCGGGAAAATCGCACTCGCTTCGGCGGCCGCAACGTCGTGCATCGTTATCCGTATCGCGACGATGCATATATCGAGCCGCTCGGGAAGCTGCCGAGACAGTACGAACTCATCGGCTTCCTGATCGAGAGCAGCCGTGTGTATGGCGGCGGCCCTGTGATCGCACAGCGCGACGCGCTGGTCACGGCGTGCGAGAAGGGCGGACCGCGGACGCTCGTACACCCGACGTTCGGGAGCGTGCAGAACGTCAGCTGCATGGAATCGGAGGCGAGCGAGAGCTTCGATCATGGTCGCGTGATCATGATCCGGCTGTCGCTGATGCGCGGCGGCGCGAAGATTTACCCAAACGTCGCGACGTCGACGCAAAGCGCAGTTGGCACGGCCGCATCCGGGCTCCTAAGCGGCTCGTTGCTGGATTTCGCTACGGCTGTAGCGACCGCGATCGAGCAAGGTGCCGCGGTGGTGAATACCGCTGTCGATACGGCAGTTTCGTGGTACCAGACAGCCGTGACCGATATTCACGACGTGAAACGTGTGTTGAACGCCGTCTCGACGCTCGCCGGAGACTTCGGTCGCTTCTTCGGGGGCGGCAACAGCGGCTATACCGGTTCGAACCAGACGGCGCCTGCGAACACGACGGCAGAGCAGTTGCTCGAGGCCGATACCGCCAATGTTTCGGCGGTGGTCTCCGCCGGCGCCGCGCTGCAGACGGCGGCTGCGAACGCGAGCGATACCACGACGTTCGCCATCGCCGCGCAAGCGCTCGTCACGGCGCTTGCCGCATCCGCAGCGGATCCCGCCGATGCTATCCGGCTGACGACTGATCTCGCCTCGTTCTCGCCGACGAGCTCGTTCACGAACTCGCCGATCGGAGCGGCCATGCAATCGATGCAGACGAGCTGCGCGGCATTGTTCCGTCGCGCGGCTCTCGCGGGCGTAGCGCAGGCCTGCGCGAGCTATCAGCCGTCGTCATACGACGATGCGACGGCCGTGCTAGAGAACGTGACGACCCTGTTCGACGCCGAGATCCTCACTGCGGCCGATGCGGAGGAAGATTCGAGCTATTCCGCGCTCCGGACACTGCGCGCATCGGTCGTCGCAGATCTGCAGGCGCGGGGCGCCGATCTCGCGTCGCTCGTGATGATGAACTTCGCCGGATCGCTGCCCGCAGTGGTGCTGGCTCATCGTATCTACGATGACGCGACGCGCGCGGATCAGCTCGTGCAGCAAGTCCAGCCGGTGCATCCGCTTTTCATGCCGCAATCTTTCCAGGCGCTGGCTAGCTGACGCATGGATGACGATCTGATTCTCGTCGCTGGTGCCCAGGCAGTAAGCGGCTGGACCGACGTGCATGTCACGCGGGGCATCGAGCGGTGCCCATCTGATTTCAGTCTCGGGCTGACCGAGGCCTACCCGGGTGAGACGGAAGAAGTCGTCGTGCAGGCTGGCGACCCATTCCAACTGATGATCGGCCAGGACCGGATTATCACCGGGTACATCGACGACTATGTGCCGGAGTATGACGCCGACAGCCACTCGATCAGTGCGACCGGTCGAGGAAAGTGTCAGGATCTCGTCGACTGTTCGGCCGTATGGCCGAACGGGCAGATCAGCGGCACGTCCGCGCTTGACGTGGCATCGAAGCTGGCGGCGCATTATGGGATCAATGTGACGTGCGATATCGAAAACCTGCCACCGATCCCGCAGTTCAACCTCTTCATCGGCGAGAGCGCATACGACATCATCGAGCGCATCAGCCGGTACAGCCAACTACTCGTCTATGAGGATCCATACGGAGATCTGCTGTTGACGCAGGCGCACCAGACCATGCATGTCGGTGGCGTCGCTGAAGGTGTGAACGTGCAGCACGCGCGGGTCCGGTATTCGGCATCGCAGCGGTTTTCAAAGTACACGGTGTTCACGCAATCGGTCGAAACGTTCACCGATGCGGGTATCGGTGCGAACGTTATCGTGTCGGTCGAAGACGTCGGCGTGCAGCGCACACGCGAGCGGTTCATCGTCGCGGAGGCCGTACAGGGCTATGAGGATCTCGCGAACCGGCGCGCCGTATGGGAAATGAACCGGCGCATCGCGCGCGCGGCGGAGATCGTGGTGACCACTGATGGCTGGCGCGACGGCGGCGGCACGCTCTGGACGCCGAACACACTTATTCCCGTTACGCTGCCGAAGCTGAAGATCGTGAACGAAGTGTGGCTCCTGGGCGAAGTCACCTATATCCGCAACGAGGAAGAGGGAACGATTGCGGAGCTCACGATCATGCGGCCGGAGGCTTACCTGCCGGAGCCCGTGGCGCTTCAGCCGATGTTCGTCGATGCAAGCGCACTGCCGGGTGCGCGATGAGAAGCATCCATGCCGCGATTCGCGGATTCCATCGCATGCTTGGCAGCACGCAAGCGACCGTCGACCGGCTCGCGCGGCGCGTGCTGCTCATCGCCGGCCGCGGCCGCGTCAGCGCACCGGTGAATGACGAAGGAGGCGTGCAGCTGCTGCAGGCTCAGATCAACGGGCTCGAAACGATTGACAACCTAAAACGTGTTGCGGAGTTCGGCTTCACGTCGGTGCCGCCGCAAGGATCCGATGTGGCGATCGTCTTCGTCGGCGGCGACCGCAGCAGCGGCCTCGTCATTGCCACGAATCACCAGGGATCAAGGCCTACCGGTCTACAGCCGGGCGAAACGACCATCTTCACCGCGGACGGGAAGCAGATCTACCTCACGGCTGGCGGTGGCATTAAGGTGCTTGCGAATGCCCAGCCGGTCGAGGTCGACAACGCGACGATCGTGACGATCAACGCTTCGGCGGAAATGGTGATGAATACGCCGCTCCTGAAAGTTTCTGGAGACATCATCGACAACTACGAAACGAACACCGACAACATGGCTGGCATGCGTACGAAGTACAACTCGCACAAACATAACGTCGAGAACGTGCAGGGCGGCGAAAGCACGATTGAGTCGGACATCCCGACGGTGACCGAGTGAGCGACTTCAAGATTGTCTGGGACGCGGCGAACGCGCGCGGCGACTGGCAAGTGCTCGCCGGTGATATCGCGACGGGTGACGACCTCGAGACAGCGCTGCTGCTCAGTCTTTTCACCGACCGCGAGGCCGCGCCTGACGATGAAATCCCGGATGGATCCGGCGATCGCCGTGGCTGGTGGGGCGATGACGATTCCGGTGACGACACAGGGCCGACCGGCTCGCGCTTGTGGCTGCTGTCGCGCCGGAAGTCGCCCACCGATAAGACGCTGACCGATGCCTACGACTATGTCGTCGAGGCCATCCAGTGGCTAATCGATACGGGTGTCGTGGGCAGCTTCATGGTCGTTACGCAATGGGTGAAGCCCGACATGTTGGGCATCTCCATTACCGCATATCAGCCGAATGACGCCGCAATGCAGTCCTATAACTGGGCATGGCCCGTGGTGAACTAATGCCCTTTTCGCGCCCAACCCTCAGCGCGCTGCGCACTCAGATCTGGACGGACATCAAGAGTGCTGTCGGCATGACCGTTTCACTGCTCCAAAAGGCGGTCCTGAAGATTGTCGGCACAGCGTTGGCGGCGCTCGTCTTCGGCCTATATGGTTATCTCGACTGGATCGCGAAGCAGGCTGTTCCATTCACCGCCGAAGACGAATATCTAGCGGGGTGGGGCGCGCTAAAGAGCGTGTACCTTGAGGCCGCGACGCAAGCCGTTCTGACCGCGCAGTTCACCGGTTCCGCCGGCGTCGATCTGCCATCGGGCACCGCTGTCAATCGTACCGCCGACGGATTCGCATATGTGACGACTGCCGACGCCGCCGTCGTCGGGACTACGGTCACCGTCAATATCAAGGCGGTGACCGCGGGAAGCATTGGCAACTGCGACGTCGGCACTTCGGTTTCGCTTTCAGCCGCGATCACCGGCATCCAGTCGAGCGGCGCGGTGACTGCGGTCGTGAGCTCGGGCGCCGACGTCGAAGAGCAGGACGATTATCGCGATCGCGTGATGCTCGCTTACCAAAACCCGGCGCAAGGCGGGGCGCAGGCGGACTATGTCACGTGGGCGCGCGCCGTGTCGGGCGTCACGCGGGCATGGTGCGCCCCAAACGGCTTCGGGGCTGGCACCGTCGTCGTCTATTTCATGATGGACGACGCCGAATCCGGGCACGCAGGCTTCCCGCAGGGCACGAACGGCGTATCGCAATACGACCAGGGACCGGGCGGCGCGCCGCGAGGTGCCGTCGCAGCGGGCGACCAACTGACGCTGGCCAACGCATTAATCACCGTGCAGCCGGTGACAGCGCTTGTCTATGCCTGTTCGCCGATTGAAAACCAGATTGGCTTCCGCATCACCGGCGTGACCTCGGTGACGACACAGGCGGCGATCGACGGGGCCCTGGCCGACCTGATGCTGCGCGAAGGCGAGCCAGGCGGCACACTAGACCTGTCAGATGTGAGCTCAGCTATCGGTTCAGTATCGGGATCAGCTGGGTATTTGATCGCGGCGATCACGAGCACGGTGAACGGGACTACGACGACCTACCCGCCTAACACGAACATCACGAATGCCACCGGGCAACTCCCCGCGCTCGGCACCATCACCTACGCCTAAAAGATGCCAGCACCGAACTACGGGGCCGCGGAATATCTGCGGGCGCTGCAGGCGCTTCTACCGCGCGGCCGGGTATGGCCGCGAGATCCGGACGCTGCACAGACAAAGGTTCTCTCTGGTTTCACGCCGTGCTTCGCCGCGCTGACGACGAGTGCCAACTATTTGCTGGTCGATGCATTCCCGCCGACGGCCCTCGAGCTGCTGCCGGAATGGGAGGCAACGCTCGGGCTTCCAGATCCGTGCGCCGGCGAGTCGCCCACGCTCGCGCAGCGCCAAGCGCAAGTGAAGGCGCGGCTCACGAACACAGGCGGCCAGTCCGTCGAATACTTTATCGCCTACGCGGCGACGCTTGGCTACGAGATCACGGTGACCCAGTTCGCACCGTTCCGGGCGGGGCAGTCGTGTGCGGGCGCCCCCGTTTGCAGTCAAGACTGGGCGTTCGCATGGCGCATCAATGCGCCTGCGGAAACCATTACTTATTTCACGGCCGGCAATTCAGCCGCGGGTCAACCGCTCGCCGTTTGGGGCAACGCTGTTCTGCAGTGTGAACTGAGCAAGAGCAAGCCTGCCCACACGCTCTTGCTTTTCGCATACGGCCAGCCCGGTTCCCTCGATTCGACCTTCATTCTCGGCGAATCTGCTCTCGCCTGACGCAGACGAATTACACATTTAGGCCCCGCCTCGGCGGGGCTTTTTCATTGGTGCTTCCACATGAAAAAGCTGTTCGCTTTCGCGCTTCTATTGCTTTCGTCGATTTCGGCTTGGGCTCAATTCTCGCCCGGCCAGATACTCACGGCCGCGGCGCTCAATGGTCAATTCGCGCTCTACGCGCCGCTCGGAGGGGCGACGTTCACAGGACCGGTCACCATTCCGACGCTGACGGTCACCGGGGCCGCCTCCGTTGGCTCGCTTCAGACATCCAGCGCGACGATCACGGGCGGCTCGATCAGCGGTATTGCGCCGCTGCCGGTTGCATCTGGGGGTACGGGGCAAGCAACTCCCGCGGCGCACGGCATCGCGATAGGTGAAGGCGGCACGACACCGTTCTCATGGGCCGCTCCGAGCACGGCCGGACAAGCGTTGGTTTCTAACGGCGCGAGTTCCGATCCATCTTTCCAGGCAGTAACCGCACTCGGATCGAATTATCGGCTACTAGCCGGCGCCGGGATCGATCCTACCGGCGCAACCGACAGTTCCACGGCGGCGAATGCAATGCTGGCCAGCGGCGGAACAATCATCGTTCCGCCCGGAACCTATACGATCGATTCAGACTTGCTGTACGTCAGCAACACGACGTTCATCGTCAGCCGTGGCGCAACGATGAATTTCAACGCATCGCGCTTCACGCCCGCGAATGCGAACGTCGTCAATGTATCGCTGATCGACGATGGCGCGATGAATTCCGCCAACCTGCCGACGAACTGCTCGCAGAAGTTTTCGTGGCCGTCTGATACGGGCGGTTCGCCGCCGTCGACGTCCTATGAGCGCGGCTTCATTGAATTCGGGGGCGCGAGCGGAACGGCACGCTCGACGGGCTTCTTCTATGTGGGCGGTCACGGAACGATTACCGGCGATTGGACTGGAACACCTTCGATCACCAATCTTTGGACGGGAGATATCTGTCGCAAGGGAATTGCTACGTTCTTCGGCGATAACGTACTGGTTGAAGGTGTCAATGTATCGGGATTTCATGGTGAGGCCGTCTATCATTATGACTCGACGGCCGCGACGATCAACAATGTCATATTCCAGAACCTCTACGTACATGACACGAATTTCAATGCGCTCAATTTCAATCTGCTGAGCGAAGCGCGCAATAGCTATATCCGAAACAATACGGTTTACAACAGCTATCAAGGTATCGAGATCAGTGCTGGTCACGCGATCAATAACACGATTCGCTTGACGCAAGGCCCAGGCATATTTACGGGCGGGGGCACTGTACAAACCGTCGATATCAGCAATAACACTGTCGACAGTGCGCAGATGGACGGCATTGAAGTTACTGCCGCTACCTCGAATACCGGTACGGGTGATGTTGAGGTGGAGGGCAATACGATATTCAGTGCACAAGGCAATGCCATCAATGGCGCAGCGCTGAATCGCCTATCAGTTTTCAACAACATCGCCTACGGCTACGCGACCACGGCGAGCACTTATGGGGTCTGGGCGCAAAGCAATTGCACCTATGCTGATATCCGTGGCAATCGCTTGTTAGGTCCCAACGGCGGCCTTGTTGTGCCGATTCGAAACCAAGCGACGTACGCATCGACGTTGAACAATGTCTATTACGACACGACCACCGGCGCGCCCGTGCTGGCGAATACGGCCGGGTATCTGACGACGAGCCAGACGAATGAATACAAGGTGATCGACGGTGTAGGAGCAACTGGCGTCGGTCATTCGACGATCTATAAGATCGGTGGAACGCTCCCACTTCTCGCCCAGCAGAACTATGTACGCACATACAGTTCGGTGGATACGACCGGCGCGACCGGTGCATCGGGATCGTTCCACGTCGCCACGCATAAAGCCTCGACCGAGTCGACGACGCTGGGCGACACAATGGTCTTCGATCAAAACGGCAACGCACTCGTGACGAGCGCGGGCGGTTTGGGTTACGGCACGGGCTCCGGTGGCACCGTTACGCAAACGACGAACAAGAGTACGACGGTCACACTCAATTCCCCGACCGGTCAGATCACGATGAACAATGCGGCGCTCGCCGCTGGCGCGACCATTTCGTTCACGTTCAATTGCTCCGTGATGACCGCCAATGACGTGCTTGTCATGAGCATCAACGCGAATTCGCCCAATGCGGCCGCCTATTCGGTGCGCGGCATCTCGTCGTCATCTGCAGCAGTCTTTGTGACAAATACCTCAAGCGGCTCGCTCTCGGATGCCGTCATCATCAATTTCGCAGTGATTAAAGGTGCGACTTCGTGATGGCTTCAGCTATCTGTAGCTTCGCTATCAACCAATTCCAATTGGGGGTTTAAATGTATCAAACCGATCAACCGACCGCCGCGAGCGCATTGCCGACGCCGTCCCCGGCCGAAGCGCAAGGCTATTTTACCGGCGGAAATCCGGTGACCGGGCTAGCGGCGACGGTCGTCGACGCCGACTTCCTGAATATGGTAATGATGGAGCTCATCAACGTCGTAACGGCGAGCGGCCAGACTCCGAGCAAAACCACATATAACCAAGTAGCGCTGGCAATCAAGCGCCTCGTGCAGTCTCAAGTCGTGCTCACCGATACGGGGGTTGCGGATACGTATTCGGCGACGAACAACCCGCCGCTCACCGCGGGGACATGGACGAACGGCGTTGTGCAGAAAATCGCCGTAGCTCATACGAACAACGGGCCATCGACCTATGCGCCTGATGGCCTCGCTGGCATCCCGATCTATGGTCTGGGATTGCAAGCGCTGCAGGGCAATGAGATGTTTGCCGGCGGGATCGCGAGCCTCGTGAAACAGACCATCGCAGGCGTGAACGGTGGAAATCCGATATGCGTGCTCCTCGAGTGCGCCGGCGGCGGCCAGCAAGTTCCTCCAGCCACCGCCTCTCAGCACGCGGTGCAGATGAGCCAGGCGGCTGGAATCGTCGGCAGCATGCGAAACGCTCGGATGTCAGTGAATGGGGCGGCGGCAGCAGCGACTTTCTTGGCAGACGAGATCATCGTTCAAACGGCTTTGGGCGGCGTTCGGTATTGCCTCCCCCTGTTCAACCAAACTGCCAACCTGGGCGCGAGCGGCGTCGGCGGCATGGACACCGGCACAGCTCCGGCGTCCGGCTATGTGGCGCTCTATGCGATCTACAATCCTCAGGCCGCGCTGTTTACAGGCTCAATCGCCGGAACCACGCTGACGGTCAGCAGCGTTGGCGCTGGCGCGATTGCGGTCGGGCAGTATGTCCAAGGCGCGTCGCCAGGGACGACGATCACCGCGCTGGGCACAGGAACAGGGGGCGCCGGAACATATACCGTGTCGATTTCTCAAGCGGTTGCTTCCGGATCGTTCGCCACTGGGGCCGCTGCTCTCCTCGCAACGAATGCGACGACCGCAGCTGCGCCGAATGTATATGGCGGCGCGAACATGCCGGCAGGATATACGGCGAGCGCATTGGTATCCGTTTGGCCGACGAATGCGAGCAAACAATTCATGGCGGGAACGCAAAGAGACCGTAAGATAGAGTTCCCTTCAGTATTGGCTCTCTCCACGTCGACGAGCGCCGCTTCGTTTACTCTCTTCGGAACATCTACGGTCCCCCCGAATGCAGTAGAGGCGGCCGGCAATATCGAGGCAATCTCCTCGGTCAACAGCGGGATGTCTCTGAGCATTGCATCCGACGCCAATGGCAGCGGCCAGAAAGAGGCGAGCGGGTATGTGACCGCGCCGTATGGTTTGATTGGCCCCTGGCGGTGTCTCATCACACAGAGCCAATCGCTGTATTACGAAACGACGAACAGCGCCGGAACGCCGACGTTTTCAGTCACGACGTCGGAATATTCCTTCTAGGAAGCTATTAGATGACCGAGATCTATATTCAATGGACCGATTCGACCAAGACGGCCATCGCTTCGGTGTTTAGCTGCGCGCAAGATCCAACTGTGTGGCAAAACCAGGACGTCATTCCTTCCAACGATGAGCGATATGCGTCGCACTTCAACGCGATGCCTTCGTCGATTCAAAGCAAAATGGTCGCGCCGGGAACGTGATCGAACCGGGCTGATAGTCAAGGGCAATGCAACCGGTCGCCTCGAGCGGCCTTTTATTTTTCCGGGGTATGCATGTCGGAGCCACAGACCGCGCCGTCGCGCGCGAGCATGGAAGAACGGCTAAAGGCCGGCGACAAAAGGTTCTCGCGCCTAGAGGCGCGAATCGATAAAAGCGATCGCGAGGTGAGAGGGCACCTTCAGAAACAGGACGACAAGATTGACGTCATCGTGACGGCCTTGACGCGTATCGATGCGAACACGAGTTCGATCGTTGACACCTGGAATGAGGGTGCAAAAGCGGTGCGCTTTTTCTGTCGCCTGGCAGACGCATGGCGCTTCCTCGTGCGCCAGGTCGCAATTCCCGTCGCTTTGCCCGGGGTCGCTTTATACGCCTTATGGCATTACGCCCATTACCACGCCTTTCCAACCTGGATCAGCGACGTCTACAAGTTGCTGGTCGCGATGTCATGACTCCAACTGACTTCATTTCAGCCGTCGGCCCGGCGGCGCGCACGTCGATGCAATCGACGAAGATCCCGGCCAGCTTCACGGTCGCAGAAGCCGCGATCGAAAGCGGGTGGGGCGTTCACGCGCCGGGCTTCAATCTCTTCGGGGTGAAGGCCGATCCATCTTGGCACGGCCCGGTGACGGTGCAACGCACGCGCGAATTCCTGAATGGCTCATGGACGTTCGTCGAGGCCCGCTTTCGGGCCTATAGCGATTGGCTCGGATCGATCGCGGACCATGCCGCATTTCTGACATCGAACCAGCGCTATCGACCGGCATTCGCATATACCAGCGGCGCGACCTTCGCGCAGGCGGTGGCAGCTGCCGGTTACGCGACGGATCCGCAATACGCCTCGAAGATCATCACGATCATCAAGGCGCACAACCTCTCGCAGCTCGACGCCTGACGTCACTTTTCGGGTTTTCGAAATTTCGCAATTGCCGCCTCGAGCGGCTTTTTTCGTTTACGGACATGACTGTCGAACAAATCCACGAAGAAAAAGAGACGCTCGTCGTCGACGTGCTTCTGCCCGGGCATGCGCCGCGGAAAGAGACGGCGCTGTTCGAGCACTCCCGCAAGCTGCTGATCGAACGCGAGGGCGGCCGCTGCTTCGTCTCGGGCATGACGGCCGATGAGCTCGGCGCGCCGCTCGAGGCGCATCACCATCCGATTGAGCGTTGCTTCGCCGAGGTCATCAACTGGAGCCGGTTCTCCGAGGACTGCACGGCTGGACATTGGGGCCCGCACGCACAGGCCTTCAATTGGGAGGGCTTCTTCAAGGGAGCGAAGACGGTGACCATCGCCGGTGAGACGCCGCTGCATCCGGAGGAAACCTACCTTGTCCCCGTCGACCCGTATCTCTTCGTCGACGACATGACCGTGAACGGGCTGCTGATCGGCAAGCAGTTCCACACGAAAAAGGACGCCGGCATTCACATGCTGCCGTTCCCGATTTGGATCGTGCAGAAGTACGCGATCGACGGCTACCAGTTCACCCCCGAAGAAGTCATTCATCACGATCAGGAGCATCCATGAACTCAATCTCGCCCGCACAAACTGGCGCCGCCGGCGCGGTGACGGCAGCGGTCGTTTCCGTCATTGCAGCCGTCATCAAGCATTACCACATCGATCTCGACGGCGACGCGCAGGTTTCGATCGCCGTAGGCATCGTGGCCGGCGCTCATTGGCTTGCTCAAACGCTCATCGCGCGCGCCAGCGCCAAAGCTGTCATTTCCGCGCAGTAATCCTTGCTCGCCGCGCCTGCGGCACAACCCGAAGGAACTTCCATGAAGAAGCTCATGCCGCTCGCGGCAGGTATCGTCGCGTCCGCTTTAGTCGTCGCCGCTGGCTGCACGACGGCCGAAATCCAACAAGCCGGACAAAACGTAGCGGCCGTAAATGGTGCCGCGGCCGGCGCATTGAAGACAGTCGCTACGTCGATTGTGGCGGCGTGCCCGGCTGGCACCGCGTTTGTCAGCGCCGCGGCCGCCGCGACCGCTAATCCTGGCGTGGCAATCGCTGCGGACGCGAATGGCCTGTTCTGCGCCGTCAATAAGGCGATCGTCACCGTGCCGGCATCGGCTCCTGTCGCCGCGTCGAGCCCGCAATGATCGACTGGCAAGCGACCGCGCTGGCGGCGGCGCGCGCGAATGCCGCCTATCTCATCGACCAGGCAGCGTCTCAGGCGGCCTTTGCCGCGCTCGGCGATACCTGGATCGCGCAGTACAAGAACGCGAGCCATCAGGCCGTGCTGTCGGCCGACGCCGCCGGCGAGACGCGTCTAAGCATCAGTGGCACTCGCGCGAGCGCGTTCAAGGTGATGGACGTGCTCGCCGACATGTCGCTCGATCCCGTACCCGTCGCGGGCGGCCACGTGACGGCGGGCGTTCAGGAGGGCATGCAAGCGCTGTGGGATTGGGTGCTACAGGTCGTGCCGCGTGGCGACGTCGTGCATGTGGCCGGGCACTCGCTCGGGGGCGCCCGCACGCATCTGACACCGCTGTTCCTACCGGTGGCACAGATCGGCGCGCTACATTCGTTCGAGGCACCGAAGTTTGCCGACTCTGCGTTCTATGCGGCGCATGCCGACCCTCTGGCCAACATGGTTTGCGTGGTCGACGGCGCGGATCTCTGGGCCTCCTGGCCATGGAAGGAAGGGCCGTTGAAGGATCTGCGCTGGCAGGCGCGGCCGCTCCCGGCCCACGTGTGGCTAAAGGACGATCTCGGCACTTTCGAGATGATCCCTGGCGCCCAATGGCCGGAAGGTGACAATCCGGCCGATCACGATATCGCGCGAGTGCAGGCGAGGATCGAGAAAATCGCCGCGGCGAGTTCGGAACCGGAAGCGGCATAGGCAATCCACATTTTGTGCTAGCATTCACCCCCGAAAAAATGGGAATTAATCGGGGGCAATTGTGGGTTCTTCGCCGAATCACCGCGCGGATATTGACGGCTTGCGTGCGGTCGCTGTTCTTTCTGTTATCGCCTATCACGCGTTTCCGACAATGCTGTCGGGCGGCTTCGTCGGTGTCGATATCTTCTTCGTCATTTCTGGCTATTTGATCGGCGGCATCCTGCTGCGCGGGCTCAAAGCAGAAACTTTCAGTTTCATTGATTTCTATGTCAGGCGTGTAAGGCGCATTTTTCCTGCACTAATCCTCGTGCTCGTTTTCTGCCTCGCGTTGGGCTGGAAACTCATGCTGGCGGATGAGTATAGGTCGCTCGCCGAACAGGCCGGCTCCGGCGCTGGATTCTCGGCGAACATCCTCTTGTGGATGCAGACTGGCTACTTCGACGCCAAGGCTATCCAAAAGCCACTTCTTCACCTTTGGTCGCTCGGCATCGAGGAGCAGTTCTATATCGCGTGGCCATTGATTCTGTTCATCGCGCATCGCGCAAAGTTGAACGTTTTTTTGATCACAGCGCTTCTCGCCGTAGCATCATTCGTTCTCAATCTCCAGCTGCTGCATGACTTCCCGGCTGCGACCTTCTATCTCCCCCATACGCGAATCTGGGAATTGCTGATCGGTTGCCTTTTGGCATACACCGAAATCAATCATCCCACGTGGATCAATCAGGGTTCGACTGTCACCAATCTGAAGGCACTGATCGGCTTCGGTCTCATCATATTCTCGGCAACAAAACTGACCAATCTCGAGCCGTTTCCGGGTTGGCGCGCGATGCTTCCCGTAGCCGGCGGCGCACTTTTGATTTCGGCTGGTCCGACGTCGCTCATCAATCGATACGTGCTGAGCATGCGCCCGATGGTATGGGTAGGCCTCATCAGCTACCCGCTCTACCTCTGGCATTGGCCGCTCTTGTCTTTCGCACACATCGACCTGCAGCATGCTCCGTCGACCGAGACTCGTCTTATCCTCGTCGCGATCAGCTTCGCGCTGGCCACGATGACCTACTGGCTCGTTGAAAAGCGGATCCGATACAGGCGGCATATCTTGGTTCCGGCCGCGCTTGCCACGGTGATGGCGCTCGTCGCTGGCCAGTCGTATGCGACGTATCGTACTGGCGGCTTTCCCTCGCGCACGGCTCGCTTCGAAAAGGTCGAAAAGGCGATCGGCGAATGGGACTATCCCACGAAGGACATGACCGTCATGGATTTCCACGGCATGCCGATCCGCAGCCGGAAGACGCCTTCGAAGCATATAGCGCTCTTTGTCGGTGACTCTCAGGTTGAGCAATATTGGCCGCGCGTAGACGAGCTCGTCACGGACGAGCCGGGCAAGGTGAAGTCAGTTGTTTTCGCGACGCTCGGCGGCTGTCCAGCGATCCCTGGCGTCGAAGAGCCGAAGCATGCCTATTGCTCGGGATACACCGACAAGGTCAAGCAGTACATGATGCAGAACCCCGACATTGATACGGTGTATGTCGGCTCGTACTGGCTCGCGTATCTCGACCTCGTGCACGGGTACATGATCCAGACGCCAACTGGCTCGGCGGATATAGCGTCGGACGCTGGGCGCCCCTATGCGCTTGCGGCGCTCACGCAACTGCTGATCGACTACAAGTCGACGGGCAAGCGGGTTGTTCTCATCTTGCAGAGCCCCGTCAGTGGCGCTCTCGATCCGCGGTCGCTGGTCGGGCGTTCGCTGTACGGTTTCAGCATTAAGGAAGGTGGGCTGCCGACCGATCAGCTTCTGTTCAGGACCAGCGGCTTGCGCGCCGAGCTGCTGAAGGTTGCCCATGACGCCGGCGTCGAGGCGATCGATCCGACCGGTTCATTTTGTCCGGATGACTTCTGTGCGGCATGGCAAGGTCAGGAGCCGATCTATCGAGATTCCGCGCATCTGCGCGCCAGTTTCATGAGGCATTTCCCGTCGTTCATCGACCAAGCCATCGCGGCCCGATAA